GCAGCCTTTGTCATCACGGATTGCTATCGTAGCAGCTGTCATTTCAACAACGTCGCTAACTTCCAACTCGTCCCTATCTGTTAAACGAAGGGATAATAGAGTATCAGCGTGTGCCGAGATAAGATGTGACAAACCAATATTTTCTACATTATACTTGTATTTTGCTTCTTTGATACCGTCGCGGTTAGCCTGTGCCGCTGTAATGATAGGAATGTTCAACTCTCTGGCTATGGCTCGGATCTCTTCTGTCACCTTGCCGATCGATTCCCACTGATCTCTACCACTTGTAGCCTTTACTGCGGGCTTTACGATAGTAAGGTAGTCTACTATTACAAGATCGAACTTCTGAGGGAAAGTCTTGAGCTTCGATCGAATCAAGGTCGTATTGCAGTCGTGAGCGTCAATCACATAAAATTTATTCGTTCTAGATTTTTGTATATTGAGGCACTGCTTGTAGATCTCTTCTTCCATCGGGTTAAGCTTACCATCACGGATCTTGCTATACTCTAGACCAGAAGCTCTAGAATCGTAGCGTCTTTCTACCTGTTCCTTAGGCATTTCTACGGATACGTACAAAACATTATAACCGGCTGCATGGCAGCTGTAGCCGATATTCATCAAGGCGGTCGACTTACCTTCCTTAACCGCGGCGATAATAACCATTAACTGACCACCGCGCACTCCGTTGGTGATAGTATCAAAGGTGGGCCAGCCGATAGGTATGCCTTTGTACTTATCAGGGTTTGTCTTGATGTCAGTGTAGTGAGCTAATCTGTCGTCAGCGGACTTATCTAAGTAGCCTTCACGGACATCATCACGGCCTACTAGCTCTAACTTGGAGATACCTTCTTTCAAGCTATTAATCGATTCCCCGATCTTATCTGCTTCGAGGTGGTTAACGGACGTTATCAGAGTATCCCGTAGCTTGAATGACTTAAAATCCTGCTTTAGCTCATCGATAAGGAAGGTAAGCGGTCGATCGGGATAGGTAGCTGCCGCTAGCTCTGTGAATAGGAGTAGTACTTTCTGCTTCATACCCTCGTCAATCTTACTCTTTGCTAGAATCATCTTGAGCGTATCGGTTGTCGGTACTGCACTATACTTCTGGAAATACCACGATACGATCTCAAATAATTTCTTATTAACAGGATCTAGGATAAGATCCGATTCAACTTGCTTTTCTGCAGCAAGCGAAAGTTCAGACGTTGAAAATAAAGCTTTCTTTAAAAATTCTCTTTCTACTGCCATTATGATGCCATTCCCTGTCTGTAGTCTACGCCTTTAAATTCGTGTTGCGTCGTGCTCTCGCTAAGAATAGAATACACTTCTTCTCCGTAAACATCTTTGACCTTCTTAAAATAAAGATTGCTGGTAATGATAGTAGTCTGTAAATTATTGAAACGCCTACGAAGTACATCGTTAAGACATCCACCGACGAGAGTTGTGTTAGTCTTGGATTCATTTCCTACCTCGTCAATGACAAGTATATCAACACCCAGGACAAGATCTTCGTACTGTTGTTTCTTATCTTCATCTTTCCATCCATCAGCATATAAATCAACTAAAGCATTCAACGTTATGAAGTAACCAGATCGACCACGTTTGATAGCCTCCATTAGGACGATTGAAGCTAAACCTGTCTTAGCTAATCCAGTAGATCCGTACAAGAATAAACCCTTACCCTCATCTAAATTCTTTTCTATGTCGGTTATATACTTACCAATCTTCGCGCGGACTTCCGTTGTCTGAGGGTGGGTTATCTGTGCGAAGGTGAGATCTCGATACTTAGCAGCGACATTCGCTTTTACTTTCTTGAATTCAAACCGGAAGGCATCAACGCAACTGCAACGATAATCCATACCGCGACACTGTGGACACTCTTCAATTATCTGCTTCTTTAACTTCAGCAGTTGTTTACGGTCTCTTTCACTTAGCATTGCCTTCTCCAAACAGTATCTCTATACTTAAACATCGATGACAAACAAATCTGCCGCGGATGTAATAAATCATTCCTTCGCCTTCATATACTTTCTTAAGATGATCTTCACAATAACGGGTGGGACATCTGGAGCAGGATCTGGCGGGGTTGACATTACAACACAGCGACTTATTGGGCTCTTCTTCTTTTAAAGCCTTTAATCCTTCGGCTTCTGAAGCTTTTCTTTTTCGGATTCTAGCCATGCTTTCATCTCGTCGTCAAGTTCCATTTCTGGAGCTTTAGCTTTGTTACCTTTCTTTTCTACTGCACCTGGCCGTAAATAAATTTTTGTCATATTGAATACCCAGTTTAAATCTATCGAGGTCAATCTTCTACGTTTCGGATACTCCTCGAACATATCATCGATAAATTTGAATATGTCTTTAAGAGGACGGTTCTCCTCGAAGAAGGCTCTCATCACCTTTAACATTATAGAACTGTCTCTGGCGAAGATAACGGGGTATGCCTTATCGTACGCTACAAGGTATTTCTTTGCGAAATATTTTACGAAGTCATTCGAGTTGTAGTCTCGAATACTCTTTTCTCGTTGTACCATTAGCATTTTATTTAATATCGAATGTGACTGTGACTGTTGTAAAAATGGGGCCGTAGGGAGGTAAATACCAATACATACATTCTTGACTGAGTATGGGTTCCCAGTTGATCCACTTAATATTCTTAAGTGAACATCTCCAACATCTTCTATGGGGTAAGATGAACCATTTTGGATCTATCATAGAATAAAATGGGCGCCTCCTTTTACAGAGGCGCCCAAGTTGCTTCTTTGAGTGAGCAGCCCGATGCTCTCAAAAATTAAGCAGTCTTCTTAAGCTTGGAGCGGCGAACGCTCACAAGATTACGTACGGCCTTTTCGGGCGTCTCTGGAAAGGCAGCCAAAACGTTCTTAACGATATCATCTACAGACAGCCCTGCACGAAGACCGTCATCGACAACGTTAGACTTCTTTAGCTTCCCCGCCTTCGGCTTCGCCTCGGCAACAGCTGTTGCCAAACCCGTGGGCTGATTAGTTTCTGACATGGTTTCCTCCTTTACGACTATAGCTTTCTCAATTGGGGTAATCTGATAAGTTGGAAGTACTGTTACATTGTTTCCTGTAGCTAATGACTTCACTATGACCTTATCTACCTGCTTCTCTACGATCTCGACACTAAGTCCGGATCGAGTAGAGTATACTTCCCCAATTACTGCTTCTGAAACGTTCATTTCTTCTCCGCGTTGATAATAAGTTCGCCCTTGATATAAGCTCGATAGATAGACTGCAGAGCATCCTGGTCTACTTCGTAGGACATATCTAAACCCCACGCGGTTGCTTTTGCTGCGTGATCTAGAGCTTGTTGAAGAGTCATGACAAATATTACAGCATCTGCGACAAAATCTTACGCTGAAAATATTATTTCTTCTGGCCCTTTTACTTTCTTAAGAATGAATTCCGGTTCCGTCTTATATATTTTTAAACGATCTTTTGCGTGCGTACCTAAATATTTGCAATGGTCGTCGTACATATCTATGATAGTAACCTTATCTTTCTTAGCAGTCTTGCGTAATGCCCGGCCGACTAGCTGGAGGGAATCGATCGAAGACTTGTTAGCTTTCGCATTGATGAGGACGTCAAGAGATGGACAGTCGATGCCCTCTCCGAATACAGTGGTAGCTATAACAACACTAACCTTCTTGTTGTTAAGGTCCTCTAAAATGTTTCTTCGCTCGATGGAGTCTATCTGGCCACTAGCGAATCTAACCTTACCGGGGACGACGGTCTTGAGCATAGCTTCTAACATCTTACCATGTTCGATGCGGGTAACAGCGATCAGGCAGGACTTACCCGCGGCTACGGCCTTCAGAGCTACTCTAACCACTGCTTTATTTCTGAAGGTATTATTAACCACCTGTTGCTCGTACATGTGTGGATAACCAAAAGCATTAGGGCGGCCGTGATCAAACTCATGTAGATAAATAGTAGGCCTGCTAAGATAGCCGCGTCGTATAAGTTCAGAAGCAGAGATGTCAACGCAACGTGCCCCGGTGTGCGCGTCCAGAAGTAGGTCAGAGTTGTCTTCACGCCACGGAGAAGCGCTGAAGCCCCATCTGTAATACGCTTTCTGACATTCAGACATAACTTTCGTATAAATAGTGGAGGAAACATGGTGGGCCTCGTCGATGATAACGCACTCCGCCCGCTCTACTACCTGCTGTATAAGCTCAGGCTTGGAAATGACCGTAGCATCTTTTTCAACGTCTTTCAACCCTTGGTAAGTACCACCGTAGGCGCGGTGTATCGTTTGAATCATCGCAACAGTGATGTCGCGGGGAATAACTTTTCCGCAACCGATCTCACCCACGTTAATACCTAGATCTCTGTTAAGGCCTTTAACCAACTGGTGAAAGATGTCTTGTTTGTGAATTAGAAGCAGCGTTGGTACATTAAGCTTACCAATTAACGATGCAATAATTAGAGATTTGCCACCACCGGTAGCAACTCTAACCATACCCCGCTGCTTCGCAAAGGCTTTGTCAGCAGACTCTATCTGGTAGTCTCTTAATGTCAAACCTACTATGGGAAGAGGAGTACCAAGCGTCGGTACCCTACGCGTGTCATTGATGTCATACGCGATGCCGTGATCATAACAAGCATCCCTGAAGTGGGAAAACAATCCTGTGGGGAATGATAACCCCCGTTTGTTAAAGAGTTTCTTACGACCATCCCAATGACCACTCTGAGCCGCTTGAGAAAACAGAGCGCCGGGTACTTCGTACGACATTCGTAAAGATAAGTCTTCCCAGAAGTCGAGAGGTACTTCCCCGGTAATCATCGTCGTAACATTACCGATATGGGCCGTACACTGTATTATTTTTGCAGACTCCGGGAGGATCGCCATTAATAATTATACAAAAACTGGGAGCTATGATGCCTTTTCTAAAGGTCGCGGGACAAGCTCCAGAAGACGCCTATAAGCCTTCCTGTATAATTAAAGGATATGAGCCTAGGAATTCGCAGTTATGAAGGAATTAGCGGTATGTTACTAGTAGGTTGGCTACTGCGATTAGCGCAAGAATATGAGGAGAAATTGGCGGGGTTATTTAAAGAGGCGACTATCTGTATGATTAAAGTGCACATTGTCACATTGCCACAGCTTCTAAATCTAATTCTAATTCAAATAAAATCTTAATTCAATCTTAGATTCCGATTCTTCAGTAGTTACTAAAGTAACTACTTCATAATCGCACATGTGACCATGTGCGCGATAATAGAACAGAGAATATGTATAATATGTCGTGAGCGTAAATTATGCAGAGAAAGTTTGAAGAGAAGAGAGAAATCACAGAATCAATCAGTAGGACGATATGTGACATCTGTGGTGATATAGTAATGGACAAGCCATTCATTCGGCTTTATGCAACGGATGATAGCCGACCGTCAAGTCGAGATGATTCATTAGAAGTATGTACTCCCGCCTGCTTAGAAAAGAATATTAAAGGTATTAGATGTGTTCTTGACGGCAAGATGATACCAGGTGCTGATACAGGTATCCGCGAAAAGAATTATGCTACAGAGAAGTGCGAAGACGTTGAATATAAAAAATCGCCGAAAATATACATACCAATTTCTATAGGAAAATAAATGCAGAAAGAATTTAAAGAGAAGCGCGAGATAGATGTTAATGTAAGCCGTACCGTTTGTGACATCTGCGGTAACACAGCAAAGGACGGAGCCGCAGTCATCCGCGTTCAAGCCCGCCGTGAAGAGCCCCGCGATCCCTCGCATGGGCCATATTTAACCCAACATGGTTACTCTCGTGGTCTCGATATTTGTTCCGTCGAATGCTTAACGGAAAATATAAAAGGGATCTCTCTAGTATTAAATACCAAAGAAATCCCTTCTATCAATACATCTCCGCAATATGACGTCGGAACGATCTCATTAGGTGGCCAATTCGCCGGTGGATATACTACGACAAATATTACTACTGGATCAATACTTACCGCCACCTCCTCTGCTTCTAACGCGCAGTGGGTCTCACCAACAGTAGCCGGACAACTAACAGTCAGTCCTTAAGCGTTAAGAACAACTGCTCCATTCAGTGACGTAATAGCTGTTCCCACTGTAGGAGGATTGACGTGGAATCCAGGCTGCAGCTCTATCTTAAGCTGCGCCGCTCTCTTGTTTGCGATAGCTTCCATCTGTGATAAGTTAGTAGGAGTTACCATATCAGAACTATTTACTACAACAGATCCTACCCCGAAAGAGCTTCCGGTATATACAAACAAATAGGTAACATAGTAAGTAATAACCTCCGCTGTTGCATATGATTCTGTACCACCATACGCAACTCCTAACTTAAGAAACGGTTGCGCCGTTCCCGCAGTAACCGTACACTTACTCGCCGCTTGTCCCGCAGTTGCTGAAGATAAGACAAGTTGGTCTAGCCCTGAATCATATCTAGCAGTGAAACCAGCATCGCCGGCAGTTACTATCTGTGACTGAATAGAAGCCGCGATATCATATAGATTCGTTAACGCAGGTATTGTTATCGCATAAGGCACGCTATTATCAGTTACAGTTAATGTAGATGGTGCTGCAAAACCTACAGGGCCTGCTCCTGATATAGAAGTACCTAATAGTTGTTCAACGCTGTACACGCCCGTAATACTATCTGTCGGATTAGCCAACGTTGTTGGGACATAATTTCCGTAAGACTGTGCCATAGTTTTTCTCCTTAATCGTTGGCCGCTCTAATAAGATCTGAAGGGGTCCAAGCGTCTTTAATTTTATCTAACAACGTACGCTGCTCATGGATAAAAGCTAACAACACAGAGCATTCCGGACATCGAGTAACAACGGGTGCAACCTTACCTGCACACATAACAATACGGCTAGAACATGCGGGGCATGCGAAAAAGAACATGACTACCTCCCGAAGACTAAACATTTATTTCTGCCTCTTTAAATAGGCAATTGCGTTTTTAAGAACGACTACATTGTCGCCTGCATAACCAAGTAATGAGTTACACTTACGACAGAGGAGCCCTCTGACTTTATTTGTTTCATGATCATGGTCAACGCAGGGGTTTTGTTTAAATGCTTTACTACAGATAGCGCACGAAGACTTTTGCTGTCGCAGCATCTCTTGATACTGTTCTTTTGAAAGACCATACTGATAGTCCTTCATATAAAATAGTCGGTCCTCTTTATGAAGAATCGAATATGTTTTAGAATAGACCGCCTGTTCTTGCAGCAGTCTTTCCTTATGTCGCGGATAGAAAACTTCTTTTCTGTATCTAAGTCTATAGTTATCTTTGGCCATTGAAATCAAGTTTGTCAACAAGCACATAATGAGGCACGCCATCTGCCCCTGCTTGCATCTGCATAACTTGCCCCACTTTCTCTGCTGAGAGAGTACCAATTGTACTACAATGAACCCACCTTACAACGCCGTAACTTCTCACAGCCTCTTCTATAATTAACTGCCCAAATGTGAAACTGCCAGCTTTCGCAGCAGTTAATAATGCGTTAAACGTATCATCAATAGTTTGACCCTGTATAGCTAAATCCAACGCTTCGCATCTCGGATGTTGAGATGTTGATGAGCTTCCGGGAATGACACCGTTAAGCGCGTCACATCTATAGCCCGAATGAACGATAACAGGAAGATTTACGATGGCTCTAATCTTCTCTCCCTGTTGTGCCAGAAGCACTAGCTTCGCAACCTGATCGTCAGTCAGAGTTCTATTCTCTTCCTGCAGCGAAGCATTCGCCGTTGCTGTTAGTTCATATAGAGAGAAGTGAGGAGATAGCTGCATATCCTGCCTGAATATAGCAACTCCTTCCCCCGCAACAACTGGCGGAGCAACAGGAGCTACAACATTCCTCTGCCCGTTTGAACTGAACAGCAGTTCTACAATAGCGCTTAATTTAGCCAACCACTGATTCATATTAATATAGATTTCCAGGTGTTCCCGGATTAACCGCACGATCCCCTGCTATTACGACTGTGATATGAGCCGGGTTAACTGTTGAAGAATTAGTAAAGGTAATAGGATTATCCATTGGATTTCCTCCTAGAGGATTCATACTTATATAAAAGAAGTTATCTACTAAGATAGAGCTAGTTACTAAGTTCTGTACAAAGTTAATTGTGATAGGCTGATCCGTCTGAATCCACATGACATAGGATCCTACAATGTCTCCTACATCTAAAGTACCTACGGATAAGATAGGGGTAGGAGCTGCGACGCTTGGGTTGAGGGTAAACGTATCAGCTAGGTAGTCGTCGTAGACAGTATTAGCTGTCGATAACGAGGGGTTAGCAAGCAACGTAAGCCCTGCGCCCGCGTTGGGGCTTATGCCGTTAACTGTAAGTTCAAAATTTTGTGAAATATTAATTGACATGTCATTCTCCGTTAACTAAGGGTACCTGCTATATAAACCGTGCCTGAAAAAGATGTGGAAGTAGCAGGAACAGTACCACTGTAAAGGGTAGTGCTCACACTGCCATCCGCGTTGATAACCTGCACCTGAAGAGTTTGCCCTACCGTCATAGATACACTAGAGGTAGCACTCATGCTATTAGCTACGATATCTGCCATTGTAATTCTCCGTTAGATTGGGTCGTAATATCCAGGCACGAATAGATTAAAGGCGCCACCTGAAATAGATACGTTCTGAGAGGCGTCTGTCATAAAGTCAACGGAGCTACCACTAAGACCGATATTAGGGTTAGGAGGCGCTCCAGTATACCACACAAGCAAGCTATTCGAAAACCCGGGAGTTGTGAAGGTAGCTGCATCCGATCCTCCAGCTCCAGAAGAACCGTACAACGTAAATTTTCCCATCCTAGAAGTGGGAGGGATATACGCTGCAAAAGATACTGTTCCTGTTGGGGTTCCTAAATTAGGGATAGTGCTGAGATACATAATCACTTCTCCAACACTTAGAAAATAATTAAAGACATTTGATGAGTTATTTCTAACCCAGCCTACTCTTCGGAATCGCGTATAACCAGAAGGGAGAGTAGGAGCTGTTGCTGATAAGGAAAGAAGAGCCGCTACAACAGAGGAAGTGTCATTTGTAATTACATGTATAGCATACCATGTATTTGTAGTCTTAGAGCCTGTGTCGAGCCCATTAGCTCCCGACACCGCAATATTCGCTGTTACGTTCACCGCGTCAAGTATAACTCCTTGGACGGACAATACATCAGCAGTGAACGTAGCTAATGTATTACTTGTCGCAGTAGTCACCGCATTAGCCTTAAGACTATTACCAATAGGCGGAACATAGATTGGGTCAAACTCTCCGGCTGTGAGGGCCCCCTCTACATTAGCGTTACCTGCTACGTTGAGATTTCCTAAACCGACTCCCAGAGGATCTGCCGTAATATCTACGTTGTGCTGTATTGTAACCGTATCTGTTAACGCATCTCTCTGAAGAGAAGTACTTCCAATTGTTCCAAACTGGCGCAAGTCTACTGCGCACGACGGACAGATACCTAGATAAGGTCCAGAAAGTCCTGCCCAAGTAATTTGCCATAGTAAGAAATTATTAGGGTTAGCTTCAACAGTGGAAATTGGTAAGACGTTAGAAGTAAAGAAAGTTAACGAATTTTGACCCTGCACACTATACGCTGTGTTAGTAGGGCTTCCGTTAGCCGCCAGTAATAATTGATTAGTTCCGGCATTGTAGTAAATTGTATATACACCCGCAGACAAAGGGACGCCTGTGGGGCTTATAAAGTAGAATAAATAACCTAGCGCCTGAGTAAACGCTGACGCAGTAATAGTCTGACCATTTACTAATAAGGTCTGTGATCCTGACAACGGGTAGATTAAGAAGTTGTCATAACCATATCCTGGAGGAATAGGAGATCCTCCTCCCGGAAAGATCTGTCCATATAACGCTGAAGTATTATACCCTCCTTCTGGAGGCTGCGGAGCATTTGAGATACCGCTATTCATGAATAACTGCGGCACCGCTGTAGATGTACCTGATATGTCCGCAATAGATAAACCGTGAACATTAGTAGGAGTTACAGTACCCGTGCCTATGCCGCTTACGTGATCTGAATAAGCCAAGCTGGGATCGCGCCCAAACGTTACTAATTGACCGGCTGCGTATGGCAATCCTAACGCTCCAAGCGTCTGAGTAGCTTGAGGAACTAATGCTAAAAGATTACCAGGCTTTAAATTGAAGACAGGCTGTCCTGTGGTTGACAATGTCTGTGTAGCGCTTACCGCTCCAAGAAACATTGACGCCGGAAAAGGAGGAACTTCTACCGTCTGTATATCAATACGATATCCGTCAGTCCCTGAAATGAATAAGCGTGAGTTGTTGTACTCACTTATAGTAAAGATAGTAGGATCTATCGCGTTAATATACGTAATGTAAACATAGCATATTGTGCTTAGTGGGATAGGAATAGTTAAACTACCTGTGGATATAGGTGTTAAAGTCGTTCCACCGATACCATTATCGGTTTGTGTCGTAGGATTTGCCCCGTTATATGTTACGAGCGCTGGCCCTGGGATAACGATGCGTTGTCCATTAACATCATACGCTACACCCGTCCCTACATTAATAGTAGTGCTTGTTACGACCGTTATTAGGAAAGGAACAGACTCAGCGAGCATCTGTGAATCAGGAACAACGCCAGCATAAAATTCGTCGCCCATACGAGAAGTAATAGCATCTTCTTTCGTAGATTGCGCGCGATTAAGATCGCTTACGAGTACAGGTTGATCTTCCTGCCAGATTTCTTGTTCCATTATTTCCTCTTACCACGAGACCGTACAGAAGCCACTTCCTCCAGCAGCTCCAGCAGCTCCTCCGTTATTAAATCCTCCGCCGGCTCCGCCGCCACCTGCGCCCGTATTTGCTGCCGCAGGAGACCCTGCGCCTACTCCAGAGCCGCCGTTACCCCCACTACCTGCATATCCTGCAGCGCCTCCTCCACCTCCTCCGACAGATCCTGTTCCAATATTTCCTGGAGGAGTACCACCTGTTCCCCCGATATACTGGATAAACGATCCACCTGTACCGCCATCAGCAGCACTGTTGAGAATAGAGCCAGAGCCTCCCCCTCCACTGCCGGGAAAGTAGAAAGAACCTATATACGAACCAATGCCTCCAGTACCACTCGGATCAGTTCCCCCAGCACCTGCGCCTGAAGAGCCTCCACCGTTTCCACCCCCTCCGCCGTAAACACCACCTTGACCTCCGTAAGCGATAAGAGATCCGAATGAAGTATTTCCTCCAGCGCCTCCACTAGCGCCTGCGGTACCTGCTGTGCCGGGAGTTCCTACAGTTACAGTAACGACCGCTAAAGGAGTAACCGCGACAGAATAATTAACCCAGGCGCCTCCGCTCCCTCCGCCGCCACCTGCACCGCCATCACCGCTTCCTGCTCCTCCCCCACCGCCGCCATACATCGTAACTTGGACTGTAGTTATGTTGGCGGGAACCGTAAAGGCACCGGATGCCGTAAAATTTTGAACGCCAGAGCCCGCGATAGGGCTATTCGCTACGATATTATAAATCTTTTGAACTAAGCTCAAAATAGCTGCTAACATTGTCTCTCCTTAAAAGCTCACTATTTCTTGGATGGAGTTAAGAGAACCATCAGAATTGTAAATAAGATTTGTCGTAAGCGTATCATTACCCATAAAAGCGACCACCTGAATTAACGCCCCGCTTCCATTATAGATTAAATCCATTTCAGCCGGGATAATCTGCCCCGCAACACCGGTAGAAGAAGTACTTCCGGTTATCAAGATTTCTTTAATGTTACCGCTATCCGTTGAACCGCCGCTTCCGGTAGTTTCAGTACCACCATTCGGCACCCCTAATTCTAGTGTAGCTGCTCCCGCGCCTGTGATAACGACTGAGCTATTTGATCCTACAGTACCTGAGGTAATTATGTATTCAGCAGGACCAGACGCTGGCGCATTAACTATCGTAGTACCCGTAAGAGTAGCGGCCCCGTTAAGAGCTGCTAACGATCCATTAATAGTACCTCCTGCGGTAACCGTAATGCTAGCATTAGCTATAACACTTCCTTGAAAAGTACCCGCCGTACCTGAGTTAAGAGTAGCAGATGATCCAACTACCCATAGGATATTAGCAGCGGTAGCTCCTCCCGTAAGATTCATAGTTGGGATACCTCCTGCACCTGTCACCAAAGTACTTGAACAATAGATAGTATAATTGCCCGCGCCGTTGAATGTAAGAGTAGCTGGTCCAGAAGTAGCTAAATGAGCGGCACCTGCGTTGTACCCTCCTGGAGTTAATATCTGACCATCAAGAGTAGGCAAGATAGTTGTATATCCTGAAGATGCCAATACAACGTTAGAGTAGGTAGTATTAGCTGCTGTCATAGCCGCCACAGCTGCGGGTGCCGACCCTCCAAGCTCAACACCGCTATACGTGCTAGGAGGGAAGTTAGTAATACCCGTTAAAGCGGTAGGGGTAATATAAAGACTGCCGTTAACCGTAGATCCAATCCCTGTAGAGCCTGTGATAGCTGAATAAGCAAGTAAAGCATATCCTGTTCCTGCAGAATAGGAAACAGTTGTAGCATTGATAGCCGCTTGGTTGCCTGGGTTAAACGCAATAAGAGCCTCGATAGCAGCTTGCATATCCGACGCAACTAACGCTCCAGTAGTAGCCGTATCCGGGATATTAACTGCTTGAGCACCGTCTCCGTTGATATTTACATAGAACGTCAGGCCGGAGGGCGCAGCGGTAGTTGCGGGTCCTACTCCAGATACAGAAGTACCTGCGGTAGCGACACCCGTAAAACCAAGCACAGTGGCTGCAGTGCCACTTGTAACCGCTATCGATTCCGACGATAAAAGCTTTAATTGATTATCTAGTGCCACTGCAGTTATACTAGGGATAGCCGATTCGATTTGTTCAACAACTTGCGATATTAATAAATTAGAACCCAGTGTGCCTGTAAATGTTACTGACTCTGGGTTACCATTTACTGTTATATCTAGCGTATAGCCTCCTACCGCAAAGGTAGAGTAAGGCGCTACTGCAATATTTGACCCAATAACTTTAGCACTATAAAGAGTAGTTGTTCTATTATCAGTAGCCGCTCCCGTCGCCAAACCTAACAAAACTTCTAATCGAAGATTATTTTTACCGATAACTCCAAATGTGCGAAGATCAGTTACTGGTAGTACAACTGTAGCTCCATTCCACATAATAGAAGCTATAGGGTAAGCACCTGTAGGTAATGAAGTACCTTGTTGTACAGTAAGTAGCGTAGGATCTATGTAAAAGTAATAAGTGCCCGCAGGAAGAGGTGCTAGCGTATTTGGATTTACAAAGCTGAATGTTGTCGCAATAGGGATATTAGTAGCTGAAACGATACTTCCACTTAAGTTTACATACTCGCCTGCAATGAGTGGCGCGATAGTTACAAGGTTAGCCGACGGAGGCAACGCCTGGAAAACTGCTGAAGGAGATAAAGATGAAGTAGTAGAGCTAGCATTTCCTGTGGGAGTTACGAGACCCTGATCCGCCAATACGATACCAAGCTCGTTAACACTAGCTAATCCGATGTCAGCAGCGCCTATTCCGTGAGGGTTATTAGGGCCAACAACGCCTGATCCGTAAGCGTTGACATGACCTGTTAGTGTGACTTCCGATCCAAGAGCATACACTAACGTCTTTTCGTTCAAGTGCAACTGTGCTCCCACCGTACTACCTGTAGTGACGCTGTTTTGAATACATACATTCAAAACCAGAAACGACGCAGTTATAGCTGTGCTTGCATTTGCTACATTAAACGTTAAGGTTCCTGTAGTGAAATTGACGGAGAATTGTCCCGCTGCAGGTGCGCCTGCGGTGTAAGTAAAGCCTGGAATAGCTGGAATACTATTAGGTCTATCTAAGTCCGGCGGAAGATTAGGTAGAATAGATCCAATTAATGATAGCTGATACGGTGAAAGAGACGGTATAGTTCCACTAAACGTCGCAGGTTGTAGGAAGTTAGTTTGGTTGATTAATGTAACGAGCCCACCATTCGTAGTAACCTGCGCAACTAAGACATAAACAGACGGGTCAGGATTTGTGTAAGCAGCCGGTCCGTTAGAAGGAGCACTTGTTACCGCAATAGTATAACCGTCGTCGTGCTTAACAAATAAGCGGGAATTATTTCCCTCGCTTATTGTAAATACAGTTGTATCGGTTGTTTCTAGATAACCTACCCAGATACAGTTAATTGTACCTCCGGGAATTGATCGATCCATTACAGGCACATTTAAAGACCCAGAAGATTGCGGAGTTAATACCGTTCCACCAATTCCATTGTCTGATACGGCTATAGGGTTCGCCACGTTATAGGTTATTAAAGAAGGGATAATAATACGCTCAGCTATAGGGGAGACGGCGACACCGGTATTAACGGTAATAAATAAACCGACGCTTGTTACCCCGTCAGCAGAGTTAGTAACTTGCATAGCGCTAACTTCGCCCAATAATTGAGAACCGATGATGACGCCAGGATCTAGAAGATCGCGCTGACGCTGTTCGATAGCGCTCTCCTTACTACTTTGCGCAAGCTCTAGATCGCTTACGAGTATTGGTTGATCTTCAAAGAATTGTTCTTTCTGCATGTTATTCTACTTCCGTCAGAATGAATTTAGTTGTCGCTGGTAGTATTTCGGTCATTAGGAATGCTATGGTCGTTAGGTCCAAAGTGAATAGCCCCGGATTGTTTAAGATAATTTCAATGCCGAATCCTGCTTCGGTACCGCTAAATAATATAGGATGGTCTTTAACCGTATCTATGTCTTGGATAGGAACCCTTATCGTATATGATACAACTACTACCTTACTCACGAACGACGCGTTAAACGTTAAAGTTGCAGGAGAATCAAAATTATCCGTCCATTGATCCGCTAGGAGCACCACTGGAGGAGGTAAAGCGGCCGGAGGTACCACTACTGTAGGAGTTGGTACAAACTGGTAGCCTCTACTTAAGTTACTCAAAAGACCTGAAGTTGTTAATCCAGTATAGCTAGATGTTACCGTTAAATTAAAATCATCAGCAACGGACGCGACAGTATACGTAATACTATCTCCCATCTGTCCTGAAAATGCGACAGTATCGCCTGGCGAGTAATCTGTTAAAAAGGAGGTTCCAGATCCAGTCATAGTATTCGTATTATGCACAGTAGATACAGTTCCTGCATCATATTTTGCAACGACAGGAATATCGCAGGAAGGGTATAATGTAGTTACTGTATAAGGAGCAACAGACGGAACTACGAGCGTTTCTGTATACTTTCCAGGAAGATACGTAAAAATTTCATTAGCTGAATAAAAAAGTACTGTGTGCTGGTTGCCTACTTCAATCGCGGGGAATGTTAACAGACTTCCATTGCTAGTGAGTATGTTGTTAGTAAATTGTCCAGCGGTTGGAACCGCGGGGCCAGACGGAGTCGGAGTTACATAAGCTAATCCGTACGTCTGAATCGCTCCATCACCTGCTAATAGGCTTAACTGGGTGGCAGCAGTACCTCCCGTCACAACAACAGTGCTAGTCGATGTGGGGTTCTGATTTCCGGAAATAAGAGTGTATTGATCTGTAGCAGAATTATAATTAGCCAAGAAGTCCGTATAGGCCGTTTCTTCACTAGGAGAAACGGGGCCGCCTGCGCCCAGCACCGCAGTAGCATTACTAATAGTGATCGCACCTGTAAGAGCCGATAGTGACCCATCTATCGTTCCGCCGTTTGTAGTAATGCTCGCTTGCGCGATTACATTGCCTTCAAAGGTTCCTGCACCTGCATTAGTGATATTAAGAGTAGCAGATGATCCAACTACCCATAAGATATTAGCCGCAGTAGCTCCACCCGTAAGATTCATAGTAGCTGTTCCGCCAGCTCCTGTCTTAAGAGTACTCGCGGTGTATATAATGTAATTACCTGCACCGTTGAACGTCATAGACGCGTTACCAGACGCCGCTAACGTCGCAGCACCCGACGCAAACTGATACGCTCCCGGCACTAGAGTCTGTCCATCAAGTACTGAAGGAATTGTAGTACCCGCGAGACCTGCAGTTTGTCCTGAAGTATACTTTGCGGTAGCTACCGTCATTGCGTTTTGCGCAACCGGATTTGCTATATTTAACGTACCAGAGAAAGTTCCAGGAGGAAAACCTGTTACAGAAGTACCTGGGTATAAATCTACATCCCCTGTGACTACAGTAAAACCAACGTTAGTGATAGTAGAGTATGCTAAAAGGCCTAAGAAGGTAACCGCTGGAGGAGCTCCGAGAGCTTGTACAGCCGCTTCGATAGCTGCAGCAACCTGATCCTTAGTTGTATACGGCCCTCCTTCCAATGTGACAGTTTGCGGGCCAAGGCTATCGACGTTAATTGTGAGAGTCTCTCCGGAAAGAACACTAAGATAATTCGGTATGTACGTAATCGAAGGAGTCATTCCCGCCTGAGCGGCATTGAACGTAAGAACACCTGTTAAAAAGTTAACGTTAAATTGTCCAGATAATGGCAGCGCAGAGGCATACAAGTATGACGGTGTAACGGATGTATTCGCAACCGCCGCGTTAAACGTGACAACGCCTGTGGTAAAATTAACAGTAAACTGCGTGGGCGAAGGAACCCCTGTTGTATATGAGTATCCCGAAATCGTAGGGATATTAAGAGGCGGAAACTGTAAAGTAATAATGTACGGAAAGGTATTGCTAATAACATCTGTTTCCGTATTAGCTAATGTTGTGGTGGATACAAAAGTATACCCAGGTATAGTAGGAACGCTAGCCGGAGTAGGCGATAGCGTAATAGTATAGGGAGACGTTAACGGTATCGTCGGCGTTACGGCAACAAGCGACTCAGGGCCCGATATAAGCGATCCAGGAATAATCGGATCGTTTGCAGTCCCATTAGTGAGCGTTGCTTGGAAGCTAGAATTAACAGTTATATTCTGGACATTTCCATCATAAAAAGGGCCAGTATTCTCTGGATCAAATCCCGCTGTTATAAAATTAAGGATTTTTGATATTGGGAATATTGTCGGATCGACTCCAGTAAATGCTGCGCCAACCAGCTTAACCGCTTCGTACGTAGCACCGTCTAACGATGCCGCTTTCATGTTGCTGAGAATTAAACGATAATCCACATTAACCATGTTAGCAGGCTGTGGGTACTTATATAAAGATCCTAGGATAGGACCAATGCGGTCGTCTCGTACCCTATCCTGTCTAACATCTCTTATGCAGTTTTCTTTTTCAAGATACTCTGTATCGAATTCATTAGCATAAGCCATGTATACTTTAGCAATATTACTCAAGTAATTAGGCAGAGGTACGCTATTACCCGGCGCATAGATTATTCCGTCAACAAGAGAACGCGCAAGTCTAAATTGATCGTCAGTAGGATATACATGAAAATCTGGAAGCGCATTTAACAGACGGCTGGCAGTTTCCAATATGACGTTCGGGATCGTTAATACCTTCAGAGTATCCGACCAAGGGCCTAGCGAGTTACCTTGCTTGATAGCTACTCGAGCGTAGAAGACAACGGGAGCACTAGCTATTCGCGAAGGTACCGGAACAGTAAAACCCTTCTCTACGTTACCATCTTGGTAGTCAAGAATAGGCGCGCTTGTAGACGGGTAATAGACAACAGTTATTGTGTCGGGAACATTTACAGAGTTAAAGGATATCTGCCCCAGAGGTAAGCTCGTAACGTACTGCCCCGGCGCAGGACTATTTGTAGTCTGTGAAACGTCAAGGTAAACTAGCCCAGAGCTATCTGTTACTGACAAGATTCCGCCGGGAAGCTGTGATAAGATATAAGTATTTCCTCTTATCTCATATCCTCCGTTAGAACGGCCCAAGTATAATAATGAAGCTGCAGGGCCAGGATATACAGTGACTTGACTTGTGTATGATGTACCGCCTGATGTCAACGTGTATGTGTTATGGGTAACATTGAATACAGCGGTAAAATTAGAATAAGATGCCTGCAGGGCAGGGTTATTAGCGGTTAACGCTTTCACCTTAGCTTGAATATCCGCAGCAACAGCTGCTCCGCCTACATCAACTCCGAGCGTAATATTTCTAAATCCATCGCCGTCAATCTGGAAATATAAAATCTCTCCACTCGCATTTGTCGCAGCGTATACGGCTGACTCAGAAAAACCCTGAGCAATAATATTTATAGGTGTTTCAGTGAATGTTTCAAAAGAAGTAGGTAACGTAAAATCTTCGTTTGTATCCAACTGCAATTCATAATCAAGATTATCGATCGCCGGACTTATAAAAGACTGTAAAAATGTCCAGTGAAATACGTATTCGCCGTCGGCTTCTGTTCTGTAGAAATCGAGGTCTTGAAGTTGGTCTCCTCCGCTACCTGTATAGAGATTGGTAGGGCCGTAGGGACCAGTATATAGAATTGTTGAGTATAAGGACATATTATCCTAAGATTACAACAGCAGCACCATTCCATCCTTTAAATTGAGCGTCGGTCGTATTAAACCAGATCTGCCCTACTGCTGGAGAGACAGGATCCATAGAAAGCACCGCTTCTACATCTTTAACTTCAGCGATAAGAGTTCCTGTAACCGTAACATTAGTAAAAGTAAAGTTCGTCAAGTCGTTAGAAGGATTGATAGTAGCGGCGAAGTTGTACGCAGGGATTAGATAACTATTCATATTGTTAATAGTCTCCGCTAAGACGACGGATCCTATTCCTTCATATGAAACGGCAACTGTGGCTCCTGCGTCTCCTCCAACGGCAATACTAAACAGTATGGAACCGTTAAAATAATTAACCTGAAATTGGCCAGGACCTGGCGCTGTCGTAACCTCAATCATGGTTCCAACATTAGTACCAGACGTTTCCGTAACAGTTACTCCTGTAGGGATACTCTGGCTTATCTGCAGTGGGTCTTCCTGCAAGAAGACAACCCCATCGCTAGGCACAACATATAGCTGGAAAGTATATGATGTCGGAGTAAAAGTGTGTTGATCAAATTCTGTTACAAGGCTAGTGGATAGAATTGGAACAGGATTAAGAGTTAATAGAGCCATTTTAGATCCTCGTTAAGTAATTGCTATTGAGTTAGGCGCAGGGTTCGGTCGCAGATATTCGTTCTCTGCAGTTGTAAGCGTAGAGACGGATGTAAACGTCGGCATCGTAGGAGTTGATATTTCTATGGAGATAGGTATCTGAACCGCCTGCACTCCTGGCGTATCTTGGATAGTCGCAATAATATCGGACTCACTAATTGACGTTCCTAACGTCGATGTATTCAACAAAGTTTCAACGTTATTTTCTGCGGCGGCAGTTACATTCGCTTTTGTGAAACCAGGGTAGACAGTAATGTAGGCACCAACGTTAACAAGAATTTCGATAGCCTCTCTTATCAAAATATTCGTACCGATGATCTGGTTAGCGTCTGAATTGATTGCAGTCTGCAACGTAACGATTAAACTATTGATAGAATAGTTAACTGTGAAAGCGGTGTTGGCGTCCGGAAAAGGCGAACCAAGAAACGTAATAGAAGTCTGGGCGGATGACGATCCTCCATACGACGTCGTATTATCTTGGTTAACTACGAAGTTAGTATTCTGTATAAAATTGAACGCTACGCCGCCAACGGTTCCAAGAATAATAGAATTAACAGACCCAGCCTCTACAGGCTGTTGCTCCAACACGTAAGTGTTAATACCCGCTATGTACGTCTGGCTCTCTGTGACAGGCGTTGGAATATCTCCAATGATATATACGTCAGCAGCGTTACCATACGAGCTACGCACTAATAGTGGATCCGTTGGGCCAACAAGTAAAGAGGCTATAACGTTAGGGTTGGCGTCGACAAAGCTAAGGATGCCGTTAGGCGTACCCATAGCAGTACCCGCTAGCTTAGTTTGAATACGAGATAGCAGTGACGCGTCTGATTCCGCATCGCTTCCTCCCGCTGTTTGATTAGGGTTGTTAACAGTAGGGCCACCTGGAATAGAAGTTGTTAACACCGTGATAGTATCAGCCGCGACGTTGCTAGCAGATCCTATTGCGGAGGCTTGGATAGGCACCGTTAATTCATACAAACCATCAAGCGGGTTAAAATATTCACTAGCGTTCGCGGCCACGAAAGTAGCTGTTGCGGTAGTCACGAAAGAAATTACTACATTATTAGAAAGACTAGACTGAGTAGAGATATCGGTACCGACAGGAATGACAACATTGGAAGATGCTGTCGAGAAAGTAGTAAGCGCAAAAATTGCTGAACCCTGTGAAGCAGTACCGGGATTTCTCGTTAATCCAAAGCTAGAAGCTAAGTCGTCAAGCTCATTATTAATGAATGCTGTAGGATCATTCATAAGCTGCATAGACTCAACGCGGCCCAGCTCGGTCCATACTAATCCAAATTCTTGAGCGGGGGATTCAACTACGACATCTCTGCCGACAGTACCTGCCAAAAGAGATAGTCCAGGGATGACGCCTTGGATATATGAAACAGCGCTGTTAATTACTTGAGTTACCGTGCGAATCATAGATTATCCTTCGACTTGTATAGTACTACCCGCTTGGAGTCCCGACCGAGTAATTACTTGAAAACTAACGTTAATTCCGTTAATTCCTGGGATTAAGTTGACAGCAAGAGACTGTAACGTATCGATCTGCTCATTTAGATCTGGATTTCCTTGATTAATAAACTGGTATATACGAAGAGTGTCAATCATGTCGGTCTTAACGTTAGCTCTAAGCTCATCGATATTAATGTCGGCGCCGACAAAATCGTTAAGAGTAGAGCCGTACATCGGTGTGAATATATTAGCGCCCCTCTCGGTTGTAATAATCTTCATCATCGATTGGGCCAAATTGTTAAGGCCGTCCACCGTAGCAAAATCGCCCGTAGTGTCGACAATTAGATCGTTTGTGCCTTGACCCCAAAATGTATTGGATAAAGCATTCGAAACAGGATTACTATAAGGATCATTATAATTTTGAAGCGTCTGTAAAAGAAAATCCATTTATTCTCCTTATGCGTGGAATTGTGCCGCGATAGCATTTACGATAGCTTGCCACGCAAGAACCTGTGCCTGAAGCTGTGCTATCTTTTGAGTTAATTGTTGTATTTGTTTACCATTCAAAATAAGACGATATTGCATTTCGTTAATATCCGCTAAACTCTGTTTATATAGTTTCGCGAAAGCACTTGAAGGCGACGGAAGAACAGATGCTATAGCTGATTCAATAAACTGAACCGGCGGACACTGTATAAAATTAGGATTGTTAAAAGGAAATAATTGCAACTTAGATTGTGCAGCTGTTAATGCCGATTTAAAGATATTGATAAAAGTTTCTAAAATTGTATTGGCTGCTTCAAGTTCTGCAACAACTACATTGAGAAGTGCGATCTGAGCAGCCGCGGTAGCAATCATAGCATTCAACATATTCTTAAATGCGGTGAGGACGGTTATATGCTGAGCTAAGAATGCTAAAAATTCATCGAGACAAAGTAGGTTTGCGATGTTTAAAAGAAAACCTACGTTGTTAGCAGCTGCTTGATTTTTGCGGAGATTCTGAAGCTCCGCTGTTAGAATATCTAAACCCATATTATGTTACCGCAATTAGAATGCCGCTATCGTAAACAAGAGTGACGCCGGCAATAGTTACCGATCCTGTAAAGCCTGGAACTTCATTAATACTCAAGAGGCCCACGAGGCCTATGTCTCCATCAATCGCTACGTCTCCTTTAATAGATACCAAGCCCTCGATATCTGTATCGCCAGTAATACTAACGTCTCCCGTAATATCCGTATCACCCGTGATTGTCGTAGCTCCATCTATAGTCATGATTCCCGACAAAGATATTTTGGGCCCAAAGACAGTAAGACCTAGTGGATTGACAATCAACTCGGATACTAGAGGTACTGAAGTCAAAGATATCTGAGGCACTTCTGATACGAGAGGCAGCGACGCAATCAGATTATAACTAATACCAGAGAGACCTAACGAATCTCCCATGTCAAAAGAACCATCGTCGTTCCACTCTAAAGTGGTATAACCGATGCCTGTGATAGGGTTTCGGAGGCCCAGACTCAAAGTAGTTATGCCTAGAGTATTCTTGATATTAAAAAAGTTAGTTAGTAGTAGGTTACCTGTTCCGTAGATATCGACATTAGTACCTTGTATGTCGATAGAGTTAGAAGAGTCGCTAGCATTTATTCTCTGTACTCCTGAGCCAGAAATAAACATAGCATCGCCCGTATTTCTAAGCCACATCTTGCCGCCAGGGTTAAATGATGTTGCAGTATTTATACCTGCTGCGGCCATTGCTACTTCGCCATAATCGAAAACAGTAGCGCCTTGCTCTGACTCGAGAGCAGCTGTGTCATAATAAATAGGAGAAAAGATAGGTAATGGATCGCTTATAATAAATCCAAATTTCGCAGTCGCAGCAGAGTCGCGATAAAATGCAATTTTCGTACCTACAGCTGGTCTAATTTGATTAGCAGAAAGTAATGGAAATTGTACGTTCTGAATCTCTACGCCCTGAGTTAATTCGCGAACAGTACCTCTCACTACCGGAGTTGTCTGAAATCCGGAAGGATTATACGAAACAATTTCCCCTTCGTACCATTTTATCATATCTTATTGAGGAGGTCCTGCTTGCATAGTAGGAACAGAAGCGGCATTTATCGAAGGCTGCGGCGCCGTCAAATTGTAAGGATTTAGTACCGCTGACGACATACTCTGGGAAGAATTTGCAGAAGGGCCTATAGGACCATTGTACACCAATATGCTTGCTGCGGATACCGGAGGTGCTTTACTAAACTGTATAGGTGATAGATTGAGAAGATCCACAACGCTTCCCGTAAATTTAGGAATAAAATCTTCCATCTCTGGCAATATGCGAAATACCGGAACTCCGAGAGGTACTTGTGCATTAACATTACCCTGAGGAGCAGGTACAGCGCCGTAACATGCGTCACGAACCGCAGTTAACTGGAATGTACACGTATAAGTACTTCCCACAGACAATTCCTTAGTCACGTGACTTATATACCCAAACTTTTGATTCTCAATATCGAAATAGGTACGTCCCGCTTCGATAGCCGGATCTCCTACAGCAGTAATAGTGGCCGTAAAGTTATTCATGTTAGTGTATTCCAAGAAGAAACGACAGTAATGGAATACTCCCATCATGTATGTAGAATTCTGAGAAGTCAAGTCAGCGTCTAACAACTTAGCGCGAGGGATGGCTCTCACGTTGGGGTTTTCAACAGCACTTCCTAATGATAGACCATACTGCGATACCATCTTACCGTTACTGTAGAAGTAATACAGCTGTTCAATAGGAACGCCGATTAGATCTGCGCCGTAAGCCATAGCTTGCTTAGATATCAAATTTTTTACGGTTTGATTATACTGTGTCGAGATAACAATTATGTCACTCGACGTGAGCATGTGCGCACTCTGAAATGATTCAGACGTTGTTGTTTGTAGAGTTGTCGTGCCGCCAGCGCTTGTTACTAATGACGGAGAAGCAGAACTAGTAACCGTTCCGCTCTGAGAATTAAGCTGGTACAATGCTATATTATTATTGTACTGAGGTGTTCTAAAGACAAAGCGGCCGCCTGGAGTTTCATACAATTCTAAATAACAAGAATTGGCAACATCATTCATTATTTCAAAAGGGGTTTTTAGATCGGCGACGAAGTTTCCCAGACTTGCTGTTAAGAAAACGAAGTAAGATTTCCAAGCTAGCGCTTGCGGAACTGTCGCCGCAGGATTTGTAGTAGAGGTATCTATAAGAGGATTAATCTCTAAAACGCTTCCACCTGATCCATCTGCTTCCTTAGGCAGATAAGTGAGAACTCCTGCCGTAGGAGTAAACGGCTGGAAGGCGCCTAAGTCAGAACCATTCTCCGTAATATAATAAGGGAATGTACCTGTCGGAGAAACGCCTGCTCCACCATACTCCGGATCCAATTCATTTACCTGAGCCTGCGTAGCAACTCTGACATTAAACTTTCTCGAGCGCATGACGTTGGCGTAAAGGAATGAAGCCATGTTGAAGAGATGTAACGGTCCAAGAAATACTCCGTCATCCCCCGTCATGTTGAATTGATCAAAGGCGCGTAAGCTAAGGATATCAAAATAGGAAAATAGGTTCCCCGTATTATCATGAAGAACCTTACCACCGAGCGTTGTTAATTGTAATTGCTGTAACGCTAACGCTTGTGCGTTAGTAATCGCAGTAGTTAATGCAGCACTTCCGGGTGCAACAGGAGGTACTGCGTTAGCCGCCGCAGTCGTCAAATTGGTCGCGATAGTTTGAGCCGCGATAGGATCTAATGTGATTTGTTGCGCAGGTTTTGGAAATACTACGCGCAACATGTACAGACTATCTAATAATATCGTTAGAATCTGTAAAGGATCCTTACCCTGATATAAATTTTGATAAAGATTGAATATACTGCTATCCATTAGTTCTGCAGCATCGAAAACGGACTGCTGGAATATGGTTGAGTTGTACACTCGTTTTGTTGCGCCCATCAATCCCATGGAACCCATAAGATTGACTGTTATAGTATTTACATTTGAGGGCGTAGAGGTATAAGAGGTCTCTACTACGAAACCGTTGATCTCGGGGCTATACATCGCGAAATTTCTATTGTCGGCTTGATTTAAAAGGAATGTAACAGGAGTCGCTATAAATAACGATTCCTTATCGAAGAAGTTAGGATCGTTTGTAATACCCTGTACAGTACTTTCAACGACATCTGGAGAAACTTCGTGTTTATAAACGAAGATGCTAAAGAAATCGTACTTCTGTATCAAGTCGCCTAGCGTAATACCATCTACTCTAGGATCTGAGAGAGTGAGCTGTAAATCATCAAGCTGACTTCCTACCTGCCCCGGCTTCGATGTTAACTTGTTTTTGATTTTCTGTTGCGCCGCTGTTAACGTAGTTGCGCTAGCGAGTGAGCCAGGTAAGCCTAACGCAGGACCCGCTTGCAACTGTGCGGTTGCAACCATATTAGATAAGCTCGGCTGGGACCCGATTACTGCTACTAGACGAACGAGTTCATCGTCTACAGTACCCGTACTAAAATACTTGACAATCAATTCTCTCTTTCTGGGGTTACTTATCCCCCGCAAACGAATTGCTATCTCTACTGTAGCTGCGTCAGCGAGATAAGCATCATTAAAACCCTGGATACCTGTAGGAGGGCCATTGCCTCCTCCGTTATCTTCTAGAGTCTGGAGTATCGCTATGCGTGTTATTAAATTCTCGTTACCTACTCCCACCGATTGTAGAGTCGATATCGGTTCCTGCGACATGGGATCCAGGATAGGAGGGTTATTTGCTTTGAGAGCAGCCGCTACTGGCAACCCGTTTGTATAGCCAGGATAATCTCCATTAGCGTTAGGGAAGAAGATCGGACGTCTAACAGCTGTAGGGCCAGGCACCGGTTGTAAATCTTGCAGAGGGATTATCGCGTTCTGCAACGTAGCTGAGCCATTAATAAAACCAACTGCAGAAACATTACCCAACTGTTGGTCAATAGTATACCCGCTCATGAATTTAGAAATATCGTAGCGAGTTAAATCTGCGACATTTAAATCATAAGTGAATCGACTAACTTGAAATTGGGATAGGGCTCCTTCAATTAACTGCTGCTGGGCCGCTAACTGTGGTGCAGTCTGTGACTGCTCCGTATCGATCGATACCTGAAGGGTATAAATAGTACCAGCTAGCCACTTAGTAACAGCTGAGATCCAGCTATTGATACTTCCACCACCAAACGTAAACCCCGAGCCCGTAAAGAACCAATTCTTTAATGCGTTGGCTTCCGAGAGAGTCGTAGGGTCTATAGGGAGTTGGGTAGCAGTACCTACGTTTAGATTGCCGCTCTGAACGTTTGGAAGATTAAGAAATGCTGCAAGAAGATTACCCGCATTTACGATATTTGTGTCAAAACGATTGGTAGCCGATGTTACTTGTCCGATACCATTCAACGCATTCATAAGGGCTATTAACGTATTAGCCATTATCTGCTGAGAGGCTACCTGAGCATTCAGATTCTTTTGTAGAGAAGTAGGAGCGACATTCTGCTGACCATTCGCGCCGCCATAGACTATATTTGGAGTAAACTTATATAAATAGCAGCGAGTTTTCAAATAGTCGATTAGCAACGGACTAGATGCATCCTGGTCCGATGGTTGTCCACTAGGTGAGCCGCTAGGCGGTCCACTCGTAGCCGTATTAGGAGATACAACTCCTGTTGAGTAATTTACTCCCATTAGATAATCTTACCTAGAGCAGATCCAAGAGCCCCGGTCGCTCTTGCGATAGGTGCGTTGATATTTTGTTCCAGCAAGTTCGTAACCTGCCCGACAAGGCCACTAGGCTGTAGAGCGAAGTCTTGTATGTTAAATTGCTCTCCCTGAAGCAATTGGAATTGAATCGTATAAGGCCACCGCTGATGCCTATCAATCGAGTGTCCCACCTCTATAGAGTCTATAAAGCCGCGATAATTCTTAGTCTTGTAAAAAAGCGTACTTAAATTTGTCGTCTTAGTAACTTCGTAGTTCTGCTTAAGAAATTGTAATTCAGCGTAGGCAGACTGTCCAGTAGAGATACCATTGATGATCAATATCTCCGGTTCATTATACCATACCTGAAATCGTACACCGCCCTGAGTATTAAGTGACCCTTTAACGATGGGTTTCTTAACACTTATGTTAGTCGGGTTAACTAGAAAACTTACGCCATTTAGTTTAAGAGGAAACTTCGTATTAGCCATTACTGCCTCCCCGTCCCGAACGACTTCTTAGCCATCTGTCCTGCCTTATATCCTCCGTAAGCGAGAGCTCCCAAGGCGCCCACGCCTACTAACGCTGGAGCACTAAAGGCGCCAGCAACACCCGTACCTATTGCTGCGGCCGCCTCTTCTCCTAGAACCAGTGATGAAGCACCAGCAGCTACAGTACCAAGCCCGCCAGAAATGCCTGCAGCTCCTCCAAGAATTCTAAGACCCGTAAGCGCAGGAATCACGCCAGTTATAGCGGAGCCCCATGAAAGCATACTCGACATCATACCTTGTATATTCTTTATATTATTGTCAATACTCTTAAGAGGTTCCATGCTCTCTTTTAGATTGTCAATACCTTCTGCCATATACTTCGTCGGGTCTGCTAACTTTTCGAAAGCCTTTTCGTTTGCTGTACCGCCCTCTCTTAAAATCTTCTGTAAAGACACTGTTTGCAGTGCATTCAAATGCATGCCAAGTAACTCCGCAGTCTTCTCTACCGCGGCACCTTGGTTAACGAAGCCAGGACCTATCTGGCTTGAAATTCTCTGAAAGGTCGCCATAGCTGTTTTCAAAGGGCTACTCATATCTTGCTCTGTGATAGCTTGTAGCGGCTTTCCTGTGTTGTACATCGTCAAGCCTGCCATTTTATCAAAAGGCAGTGACGAGATACCCTGCACAAATTTTGAAGCTAATTCTAGTTTCTCAACACCTTGTAAATTTATACCTAGAGCGTGGATGTTATGACTAAACATACTTAGAACAGCTGCGGCCTGGTTAACTCCACCGCCGACTTGTCTAAAGATATGAGTTAATTCTAATAGATTATCTCCTGTCTCCATAGTAGATAATCCAAGCTCTTTTGCGGAAATACTAGAGAAACTATAAACTTTCGCGATATCATTCGCGGTCATGCCTGCTTCTCTGGAACCCTTGATCAGTGAGGCTACCATCTTATCGGTAGACGCACCGAAGTAGGCCATAGTACCAATCATGTTCTTCATGGACGCCGTAGATTGGTTAGCCGCACGTGGCGCTTCTTCAAGGATCTTATTGAAGGCGCTCATTCGCTCCAAAGGATTCATTGCAGAACCTGTAGCGCCAAACATACGATCAGCGCCGCCTAGGGCCCCGCCAGGAGTTGAGGGACCCATACCCGCACCTTGCATCAAGGTACGTCCTCTTCCCATCGCTCCGAGCATCTGCGACTGGAACTGATAGTTGATTATCTCACCAGCGGTATTTATTGCACTGGTCCAATCACCTTTAGCCCTATCGTACAGTTGCTTCTTAAAGTCTAAGTCTGCGCGCTTAACAGCGTCGGTATACTCTTCAGTACCCAAAATATTCATCTGCTTGCCTATCTGCAATAGGCCAAGCATGACGTCTTTACGTTCTTGGATTAACTTATTTGTTTTATCTGTGATCCCAAGAAACTTTTCAGCCGACGCCATCAACTTAATATTATGGTCCGCTACCCTAGCTAGAGCAATCCCTTCTTTATGACGCTCACCAGTAAGACCTATCAGATCATGTCTAACTGATTCATAACTTGCCTGGACTCTCGCCATCGCCTCCGCGTACGTTAGCGCTTGCTTAACAGACTCTGCCCCGAGAGTATTAGTAGATTCTAGAGCTCTATTCTTCCCGTTAATGAGGTCGATTTCCCTCTTAAGGTGGTCTAATGTATCATTTTGATTTGGAACAGACGGGGTGCCGCCTGAATCTAATGGTGCGCCTGAGGCGTCTTCGTTCATTAGTCCCTCGTGATTATATCAACATCATCCTTATCGTCAGGAACATTTAAAGCAAGTTTTTCTTCGGGAGTGAGCTCGCGGCCTAACTTTGCCAAAATATCCGAGATAAAGTCGGTATTTACAGCGTCAGCCTGCTTCTTGAAATAGGCCTGTGGCTGTATATGCTTGCAGAGATTTAGCACCATCTCTGCTTGCTCCATTTTATCCTTATGGATATTAAGCAAGAACCAAAGCCGTTGGGCTTTAGTAAGGTCCGTAAACTTCGAATCGTTAGGAGTACAGTTTAAGAGCTTGCATATTTCGTATTCGTCACGAAACGGCAACTCCTCAAGGTTTAGGTTTTTTTTAAACTCGCAAGCGTCTTCTCTTGGTCAACCATCATTTCCTGGTAGACTTCGTAGAACGACTGTAAGACGCTGGCCTGCAAACCACTGTAAAACTTCCGTAAACGATCTACATCTGCCTCGGAGTACTTCTCATCGTTAATTGCAAGCGTCGCATTTGCCAGGGTCTCAATCTGTAGATGAGTATACCGCACAAGAGGGTCCGTCGTGTCGGCGGGAATGTTTAGTAGGATTTTTTGTTGGCGGGATAACGACAAAGTTTGGACAGTCAGAGTCGCACCCTCGAATACTTCGCGGGTTTTCTGAATGTAACCAAGCTGGGATATGTCTGCTAACGTCATTGGCTTTTTTGGATCGGGCGTTCCTGCGGTTGCTTGTGTCATCTTTTCTTCTCCGATAAATCAAAACGAATTATACTTGTACGACTTCTCTCTCTGAGTATGTGATGTTAACCGTCTGGATGATCTTTAAGTCAGTACGGACTGCGTATGCCTTCGGGTTAGTTGTGAACCAACAGTCACGATAAACGGTGATAATGTCGGGAAGGTTAGCGGATGCCGGCGCTACTTCTACCTTGATCAATGCGAAGGGATAATACTGGAATACGATATCTCCATTCGTAACATCAAAGGTATCGAGAACGTCGCCAGAATACAATACAACGCGATCAAGAGTAATAGTACGAGCTTCAACCTGGTTAGGAGTTACTTCTTGTACAACTCCTGGAGCGTCAGAGTTCATCTCGAAACGGATTACCGCTGGGCGCGAATTAGTTTCCGAAAAACTCTCTACAGCACCAATAGGGGAGCTCTGCACCGCTGTCAGAATAGACGCAGGGTTAGCTAATGCTGCCGCATTAAGAGTATCCATCGGAATAAGTCTGATAGTAACCGATGTAGATAATCGGGCTACTGTTACTGGTAATTGTGGTGTTGCCATTTATTTCTCCTGCGATTAGCCTGTAAATAGTTGACGATCTGCGTAGTAAATCACGGCGTCTTCATACATGCCTAGCACCCCTGCATTTACAGCCGCATCCTTCGTTATGGTGCCTAGCAAGCAATTTCTATAAAAAGTAACAATATCGTTACCCGACGGATCAATCTCTTTCTTTATGAAGATATAGGGGTTTGTGATAGCTTGCGCGAGCAATCCGCCGTCAACTGTTCCGTCAGCGGGTATTCCTTGACTTGAATTAATCCCTAATGAGTTGAATCCAAGAATACTAATTAAGTCGGCATAGTACGTTACAGCCCTTTTAAGTTTAATAGTATGACGCACTGGGGACGCCATAACTTCTAGCGGGGCCCCAATGCCGTCCGAATCTATTTCATACCGCCAGTCTAACGTTCTAGACTGTTCTTCATTAAAAGAAACAATACCATCTAACTGTTGCATTTGATTTACAACGGCCGTTGTCGTAGATCTCGGCGCAAAGATACTTGCAAAAGAAGTGCTTAAGCTAATCGAACTCTCCGGTAAGAAATAAATGGAGAGCGATGTCGCTAGACGCTGTTCTGTTTGCGGTAGTTGCGGCGTAGCCATTGGTCAGATTACTGCTCTAGTGAGAAGGTGACGGAGATGTATCTAAGACCGTATACAGGAGCGACTTCGAATGAGATATCGATCTGTCTAGGGTCCAGCGGGTTAACCTGAACTTGAACGTTTTGATAGTCTGTAAGAATGTTCAAGGCGATCAAGTTATTAAGAAGTACCTGCACTGTCGCTGTAACGATACTTGTAGTATTTGAAAGAATCTTAACGCCGATGAAGATTGAGTTAAGAAGTGTGGCACAAGTCGTTGCAACGAAGTCGACGATTTCAGTTACAGAGAATTCCTGGTTATCAATTGTTGAACGATCGGTCGTTGTATCCTCAGTGATACGAACAAGTCCGTTCTGAAGTTCTACAACGGTTACTCCACCGTCGCGCAGTTCGAGCTTATCTGTGCGAAGAAGGTTAACAGCGGCGGTTGTGAACGGATATAGCTGCTGTCTTAGTAACGGAGTAGCGACGTCGTTGTTTCCATTGATACGTAGTCCTGCGATAGCAGCTGCAAGGAAGGATCCATCAAGTTGTGCGTTCGTGTTGTTAGCAAGAGCAATATTGACAGATGCAGGCCATGGCATTAAGAAGCGTCTTCCATTACCACTTGCTGCAATTCCTTCCGCCTGATTGATTGCTGACTCAATTGTAGTTGTTGTCGGATCAAACCCCATGACAGCCGTGCGGAAAAGACCATCTAGCGGCTGACTGCAGTTAACGACGTGGGCTACGATAGACGGATACAAAAGAGACATCGGAGTCAAACATACAACGATGTTAACGCCTGGGACAGATGCTAGCTTATTTAGAGCCGCCTGGAACTGAGCTAACGGAGTACCATCTGCTGGATTACACTGTACTGCCATAATTCCACCAGTGTTTGCGCTGTTTGTAAAGACAATCTGAGCACCTAGCGGGAGCGTATTAGTTACAGAGTAAGGAGATCCCGCGAGATCGTTTGTCGTTGCAACAGGACCATACGCTCCAACAAGACTTGTTAAGTCAGTGTACAGAGTAGGACCGTAATCGTCCAGCGTGAGCGTTGATACCTTTGGTGTTCCATACGTGAAAGAATAAGTCGTAAGGTAAGCAGGCTCCTTAGGACCAGCTACTTGAGTACCTGCTGTGAATCCAAGGCTTGCGTTAACAGTACCATTACCGATCTGGACTACCGCGTTATCATTAGAAGTAGTGGATACCTTGATGTAGTTTGCGCTACCCTCGATATCAACAGACGCTACTAACGTAGGTGCTACTGCGTAAGTGATTGCAACGAATTGATTTGCCGCAGCTGCATTGAACGTTACGATTCCTGTTGCTGGATTCAAGTTGTACTGAGTAGCTAGCGGTACTCCCGCAGTCCACGTATAAAGAGTAGGACTTGAAGAACCTACGTATACAATTAATGTATCTCCCGCTTGAGGCAACTGTGGAAGAGTAACGGTATATGACGCTGAGGAGATAGTAGAATTAAACGTTATTACAGGAGAGAATGCAGCATTCATCTGCTGAATAATTCCAGTACCAAGACTTACAACGGTATTTGCGGAAGAGCCATTAACGATAGTAGGAGCTGATAGAGTGATAGCACCGTTCAGCGCTGCCAATGAGCCGTTAACAATTCCACCTGAAGTAACCGTAATACTTGTATACGCGATAAGATTTCCACCAAAAGTACCAGAAACTCCACTGTTAAGTGTAGCAGAAGATCCAATAATCCATAGAACGTTTGCCGCAGAACATCCACCAATAAACGACATTGTAGGTGTACCGCCTGCTCCCGTCGTTAACGTAGTAGCTGTATAGATGATCCAGCTTGCGGATGAAGGACCGTTGAACGTAAGAGTTCCGGGACCTGATGTAGCCAATGTCGCGGTGCCCGACGCAAACTGATACGCTCCAGGAAGAAGAGTCTGTCCATCTAAGGTTGATGGAATTGTAGTACCAGATGCACCCGCAGTCTGCCCGGCTGTGAATGCTGCCAAGGCCGCCGCTTGAGCCGCGATGGCGGTTGCGTCATCACCATGCTGTCCGCCGTTAACAACACCCGGCGGGAAGTTAGTGACAGAAGTAAGGTCGTTAGGGGCGATGTCTAAATCGCCGTTGATGATAGTGCCTACTCCAGCGGATCCCGTGATGGCAGTTGCAGCAACGAGAGCGTATCCAAGAGCTAATGCAGGTCCTGCGTAAGGTGTAGCAAGCTGCATGCTGAGATTGCTTGCGATGCTTACAACAGTATACGTATGAGTAGGATCTCCTGTAAACTGAACAATATCGCCAGGAGCTAACTGTGAAAGGAAGGTAGTACCCGTACCCGTTACCGTTGTTGATCCAACAGTAAGAGATACAGAACCTGTTAATGCTGTAAAGAAGGAAGGGCGAATGTTAACTCCAACGAAGTCAACGAGCTGCGCCATCTGGCTGCCGTTGGCGTAGACTTCAAAGGTCTGTCCGTCAAGGTTAACTCCGTAAGGGAATGCTCCGACACCTACGTTAATAGATCCAGTATCGAACGCAAATCCTTCAGGACCCCAGTTAACTCCTCCGCCAGCCGTCTCTACCGCGCCAGGATTACCGACTCCTAGATTTAAAATACCCGCGTCACCGATTGCAGGGTTGACGACAACGGACCCGATAGGAAATGTTCCAGACTCTAGCGTGAATTGTCCATTATTATAAGAGGCTAAGAAGCCGCTATACGCAAGAGCGTTGGACGAGTTGAAAGGTACAAGAGCGCGCACCTTAGTCTGGATGTCTGCTGCGATCTGCGCTCCACCCGAATCCGCGAGATTAAGCATGATCGTCTGCTGTCCGTCTCCGTTAATATTAAGAGCAAGGATTCCGGTTATAAGAGATACAGGAGTCCAGCTGCCAGAGATACTCTCAGGTAATGAAAGAGTATAATCAGCATTTAACGCGTAGACAACATAGTTTTCATCAGTGATCGTGCTAGGTAGCGATAGTGCCACAGGAGTTAGCGGATCAAGTCCATTAAGAACGGACCCACGAGTTACCTTAACGGTAACATTCTTGTAATTCAATCCCGTGCCGATAAGACCGACTACACGTATACCACCCGGAACAGAAGGCTGGTTAGTAGCGGGTACGTATGTAACTACTACGCCGCTTTCGGCATTCTCTGCCGCTAAAGAAGGTGCTGTGTCTGCCATAGGGATTTTCTCCTAAATTTTTGACCGTATTAACTATCTTTGATCTGGAAACGTTGATCAACGCCATGTGCTGTGTAGATTCCCGTCTTAACGCCCGTCATCGACGAATTCAATGCTGCGATATCCTCATCCAACCACTCTGCGTACAACTTCATCGAAATACTGGATGTATACCACCAACGATCATTTTCGAATTTTCGATCGTCAGGAAGTATCGACGTCTTTAAGATACCTATACCATTTTCTGCAAGATCCGTCGTAATAATTTTGAACTTTTCGTATAAGCGGTCTACCAGCTGATCTCTTGTGATTACGTCTATAGCTAACGCCTCTATCGTTACGTTGATATCCATAGGAGCGCCTCTGCGTTCGCTTTGGTTTCCATTCACATCTGTAAATTCTTCGAAAAAATCTTCTTGTAGAAAACGATGTTCTTCACCAGCAGCCGTCTTTACTACAAGTGCAGGTAAGTAGTAATAGTCTTGAGGCGTTGCGTCGTTGATGGCTATACGCGTACAATCAAAATTTACCACAACGTTAGACGCAATACTTATTGTCGCGCTCGAAACTGTCTGTCCCGTATAATTAGTCGTCAACGTTAAACTAGTATCGCTCGCAACGGATAGGACGTAGTAATAATTAACATCACTTGCAAACTGAATTCTGTTTCCAGCGTTAAGAGTTTTTGTAAAATTAGTGCCAGCGCCTGTTACGTACGGCGATTCAAGATCAAGATTCACTACACCTGGAAGAGCTGTAAACGTTACAGTCTCTACATAGGGATACATCGTGTCATACGAAAATTGTCGACGTAAGTTCAGGACAATCGCATCCCGAACACGTTTGATGATGATGGGACCGATCCATGAATAGTTGGCCATTTAAAATTTAAACTTGCACTTCAGATATTGGTAATGGAGGAGATGTAGGTAACGGAGTTATAGGACAAACTAAGCCTGTCTGAGTATCCGCTAACCCAGTTATAGGGATATTGTAAATAACGTTGCTACGCTCAATTTCACTTGTCTTAAAAGAATAATGAAGAACGTGATGTCTCCATTTGGAAATATCTACATCTGTGATCCACAATCTCTGATTGTTTCTACGTACAATAAAATCTTTATTATTAAGCTGCGGTTCCCATAGCGCCCAGTTACCAACAGCGTTGAAGGTTCTTCTCAATCCTTGATCATAAGAAGTGATCTGTTGGGGGGTTGAACCGCTCTGTAAGCTTACGAAAATTTCAAACGGTCCGTAAAAGCCCCCAACGAATGGCGTACCGTATCCAATAAAATCTGTTGGATTCGCCTGCACCGTCTTTCTAATTGGATCATAATAAGGAGAGAGCTCTCCAGAATACAATCTCTTATAAAGAAGGACACGCTCTCCACCCATCGCTAACATCCATCGAAGCTTCTCTCGCATGTCGAGGAATCTCTCAACAAGCGGATCAACGCGATCGTTGATCGATGGAAGAATCTGAAGATGTGCCATTATAGTTTAAGATAAGTAACAACTATGATATCATTTTGCGCCGGCGCATTCGAAAACGTAAAGGACATCTGGTTCGCTCCCTCGGTATAGTCAACTACGGAAGCGTTTGAATTTGCGTTAATGCGGTTGATACCATTAAGATAAACTTGCAAAGAATCAAATCTGAATAAGTTAGCTGTTGTAAATGTTTTATTTACGCCGTCAACGGTACCACCGGGAGTCTCATTAGTTACTAATGCATCAAATTGTAACGTAGTAGCTCTGAATGGTTTTTCTTCGAAGTCATCAAACGTCTGATCTGATACGGCATTAGACTGAGTGATGTTACTTGAAACACCTGCGGCATTAACAGCCAGAACTTTATAAAAGAATATTACGCCGAACGTATAAGGAACCTTATCAATGAACTGGTACGTAGGAGAATTGAGAGTTGCGATCTTCTCAAAGCCCTGATACTCCTGAGTCGAACGCCAAACAGTATATTGCGTTATACCTTGATTCAATGGGTTAAGATCCCACTCGATGAGCATACGACGCCCAGCGAGAAGATTCTCAACGGATACGCCATAGACTGGAGTAGGAGCAATCATTATTTAGCAAGCAGTGCCGAAGGTAGTGCTAAAATCCCTAGATAGGCAATTCTGCTAATGTCATCTAAATAAATAGATTCACCAGAGAAGAGTACCTCTGTAGAGCCATTTGTTGACTTGTTATTGACTTCAGCGAAAGTGCCTGCAGGCAAACTAACCCGGAACACCCCAATCTTCTCGACACTGCCTTCTACGGGTCTGTCAGAGATGAATAGATTCCCGCAAGAATCTTGATAAACAGATTTGTCGCAGGTGTATTCTGATGTCAATTCAATTGTGTCGCCAATACTAAAGGGCGACTCAGAGGCATGCCTCTCAATTGTCATATCATTAATGTCGCCCAGCTTCTTTGCAAGCTCCTTAAGAGCTTCGACATTTTGATCAGTAACATGGACATCCATAGTGACTCTATACAAGCCACTAAGATTTTGTTCGCCGGACTCTTCTTTCGCGCTCAACTTATTCAGTTTTTCCATAGTATCCTGTTCGCTATTATAAACGGTCTATACTAAATCTGTCAAATTTTTCGCCGCGACAAAATCACCGTCAACTAGAGCCATATACTTCCTTGCTAACTCACGCATACAATCAATACAAGGACCATCATCACAAATAGGATTTACTAAGCAGCAAAGCTTATTAAACATATCCTTAAACGCTTAAAATGCTTTGGACAAGCGTTAAAAAGAGTTGAATAAGAACGAGCTTCCAAGCGCAATCTTTAAGAACTGCCCAAGCTGCGATTGATACCGAGGAGTACCCAATCCACGACCACCTTGTGCAATAACACGAGTCTTCTTATAATTAACAAGCATACGTTCATACGCCTTCGTTGTATTTGCGAGAGACGCATTGATTTTACTTGTCTGATCGATGGCGACAGTTATACCCTGGTCACTCCAAGTGAAGTCGTCGATTGTCGCACCCATCTGCTGAAAGATCTGGGCATACAAGCTCGCACCGAATCGAACAATAGGAATTATGATCGGAGATAAATCATCTATGCGAAGGCTTTCAGACGGGGGAATAGCATTGATATCCGCGACAACTGTTTCGAGGAACATCAAAACTCTTTCGTCGTTAGCAGTAGCCCTGAAGCGCTCAGGCATAAGAATCATTGAATCACGAACAAGTTTTCTTTCCTGATCACTCCATCTGCGCTCAAAGCAACTAGCGCAGTGATTATTACATTTATCGTGCCAACGATTATGATCTCGACATTCACAGTTTAACATAGTTTATCCTCAACGAGACTACTGGCCTGTAAGTATAAATTACTTTACGCGAACGCTACAGCAAGGCTACCGGAGCAAACTCCTGCTGAGCGAGCACATAGAAGCATCTTCTTTGCAGTAGCGGATGTAAGAGTAGCTGTACCTACCCCTGAAGCTAGCGTGACGCTAGGGATAGCAGGAGAGCCAGGCGCCGCGTTCAAGTCCGAAAGAGATACCACAAAGTTTGCGGATGTATCTGTTGCCCCAGAAGAATTCTTAGCAGTCAAGGTAACAACAATGTTAGTATTCACGGAAGCGGTTGGCACTCCGTTAGTAAGAGGAGTCGCAGTAGATAGAACCACCGCCTCTCTAAGTACTAAAGAACCAGTAGTTGCATTCCATGTATACTTCCAAGGGTTCGATAGAAGTGCGGCGTTATCGGGGATAGTAATAACTGTTGATCCACCAAGAGAGGCGGAATTGACGCAACACGCATTAATATTTCCTGAACCATCGTAACGAATTTTCATTTTAATCTCCTTATAATTAAGATCGTAAAACTGATACGAGTACAACCGCGCCGACTCCCGGATCTGCTACCCAATAAACGGATATAGATCCGTCTGATTGAGGTAGATTAACTCCTAGTAATGATAGCGTTGCTGACGCGCCTGGAGTAATCTGTGTCACCGCCAAGATAGTATCTGTAGCAAGAAGCCCTGTCACCGTCAATGTCTGTGTAGCTCCCCCAACAGCTCCCGGACTAGACATAAGAGCTAATACCTGTGGCTGCGCAGCAGGCGCCTGCCACGAACCATCGCCCGATGCATCGGAAGTGAATACATACCCCGCTGCTTGTGTACCATCCGCGATTGTAACTGGAACGTTAAAAGTAGCAGTGCTTGCGCCCGGATTCTCAAAAACATAGCTGCTCGCGCGGAACGCCATTGGCGTATTAGCGTTGTATGCGTCATTTACCGCAGAAAGGGTCACGTCTCCTACGCCAAATGTCTGTACTAAAAAGTTAGCATCAGTAGCTAAATGAACATTGATACCACCCGCAACATTTGAGACTGGCACGCCATCTATAGATGATACGACAGGATCCGGGTAAGTTCCCGACAAATCGCCACCTGCAGCTCCAGTTGGAATTGCTAATCCTGTTGATAAGATTGCTCCGCGAGGAAGTATTGCCCACGGATCAAGTGGCAAGGGGTCCGCTACCTTAGTTAAGTCGACCGCGGAAACTGTCCAGATATTATTCCCATCAAATGTTACTCCCACAAGGGTGCCGCCCGAAGAAATATGATAAGTTCCTACGGTTGCGCCAGTCGCTGCGAGAAGCTGAACTAATACATTATCGAGGTTACCCGGCGACCAAATATAGGTACCATCAAAACACAATCCGTAACAATTATTTCCAGCAGGGAAAGTTCCTAGAAGAGTACCTGTTGATGCTTGGAACTTAGTAACATTAGTTCCGCCTGCGTCAGACACCCAAATATTATTTCCGTCAAAGCACGCTTCGTAGGAATAGCTGAGATTTGTTGGGTAAGTGCCTATAATTGCAGAGTTAGAAGTCTGTATTTTTGTTACGGTATTAGCTGATGCGCTCACTGCCCAGACGTTAGCCCCATCGAAAGGTATTCCGTACAATTCGCCGGCAACCGGGATAGTATCTAACACTGTTCCCAGATTATTCATTTTATAAACGTCACCTGTAGCATAATCTGCGATCCAAAAATAAGTTCCATCAAAAGAAATACCAGAAGGAGCACTGGCCCCTGCTATTACGTAAGTTGCAACTGGCGATAAAGTATCAACTGAAACTTGTGTTACACTAGCGTCAGTCGCGCTTATCACCCAGATATTGGTTCCGTCAAATACTCCTCTGAATGGATTATTACCAACAGTAATTGACGTTCCGATAGTCCCCGTTGAAGCTAAAACAGGAGTAGCTGTATTGCTAGCATAATTGAGAACCCAAATATTTGTTCCATCGAATATTGTCTGATATCCTCCAGCAATCGGTATATCGAGCAGGGTAGTTCCTACCGCTATGTTCTCCTGGCCCTCTTTATTTAATACTGCGTATCCAAAAAGATCATCGGGATTCGGCGCAATGTGATAATCTGGGCTAACCGCTACTTTATAAACATTATTACTGAAGGAAGCCACCCACATATTTTGGCCATCCCACGCAATACCTTGACTATACGACGAAGCAACAGGCCATAGTGTAAAAGCGCCAGATGGGGATACTTGTATGACATTTCCTGAACCACTTCCGCCGCCGCACGTAACCCACATATCGGTACCATCAAATGCTATTTTTGCCCCAAAGTCTGGAGCTCCAGAATAATAGGTTTCTGTTCCATCAGGTGCGACCATAGAAACCGCCTGACTTCCTCCGAATGCGACCCACATATTCGTGCCATCGAATGCAACGCCGTATGGGTTAATTCCTGACAAAGGGTAAGTAACAGATACGCCGCTGGGAGTAATCATCGAAATAGTATTACTAACAATCCCAGCCATCCACATATTGACGCCATCAAACGCGATACCTCCAGGCGTAGTGCAATCCGGTATAGAGTAAACTGTTTGTGTTAAATCTGGAGTGATCTTGGTAACAGAGTTATCGGAGTAGTTAGCCGTCCACATGTTGACGCCATCGAAAGCGATACTCTGCGGCTGACCTGCTGCCGCAGCAAAGGTGATTGCAGTTCCGTTCGGAGCTATTTTAGCGAGGGTGTAGCCCGTTTGCCACATATTGACGCCATCAAACGCGATACCTCCAGGATAGCCCGATCCTGCAGGATAGAAGGTGTAGCCACCATCTGGAGAAACTTTGGCTACCCCGCCTCCACTAGATCCATCAGATACCCACATATTGACGCCATCAAACGCAATGTCATCAGCGGTAGTGGTACCTATAGCATATGAAGTAACCGCTCCTAAAACGAATCCGGCCGCAGGAGCCTGCCAAGTTGCGTTTCCTGAACCATCAGAAGTCAGAACGGCTCCCGCGGATGCACCTGTTGTTACTTGAAATGCTGGAGTTGTTATAGAGTTAGCAGAAAAATCTCCCTGTACTTGAAGTATTCCCCCGCCGCCGCTAGGATTTGTAGCTAGTGGAACGCTTCCAATCGCGCCCGCGTTGGTACCGATATTATTACTCGTAGGAGCGGATCCATTGAGATCGTTGAAACTGATATTTCCACCGTAGCCATTTGCAGCACCGAATATAGCAGGGAACGTATTACTAAACTCGCTGAGCTGAGAATAATTAACGGTAAATCCAAACGGTGTTCCAAATTCTGGGCCGTTTGCAATATATAGAGGAGGTGCTCCATAATTGAAAACAAGCGCCTGGTTAAGATTAAGGCTACTCTGCGTTCCTGATCCATTATAGTGAATACCGAATACGAGAGAGTTACCCTGAACATTGAGAGAGCCTGCAGAATTAAACGTCAATGCGTAAGGGACTGCGCCAAGATCGGTATCTATGAAGGAATCGTTACCAATAATAAGACCATCACTAGGAAACGTACCCGTACAATTTATAACTACGCCAACAGGATTCGTAATCTGCAACTGCGCAATAGTAAGAGTACCGCCCGCATGTGTTATCGCAGGAGTAGCCGAATTGTAATTAAGGATAGCTAAACTATCTGGGCTAGTTGTACATGTTAGATTTATACTTCCAGTTCCTCCATTAAGAACGATAGGCGATTCTACATAATCACCCGCCTGGAAGAATATAGTGACCGTAACCGCTAATGTCCCATCGGTCCATTCTGGGTGAGCCGCGACCGCCTGTGTCAGAGTGGAATAATTACCTGTAGGACCAATTATGTAGTAGTTGGGACCATTACTACCACCTCCTGAAGCAGGTAGCCAGCTAGCAGTTGTTGAAGAAGTAGCTGTTAGAACTTCTCCAGTCGTAGGAGCTGTTCCCGTTTGTGTTAGTAATATAGGATGAATAGTTGTCATTATATTTCCGTTAGATTACAATTCCGACGATAGGTCCGCCTGATCCGCCACCACCGCTGGCTGAGATATCCGCGCCAGTTGCTGTGACTCCGTTAGATCCTGAAGTAGGAGTTCCGTTGATAGTCGTATTAGTTCCGCCAGCGCCGCCAGGAGCAACACCTGCCGCAACGCTTCCGCCTGCTCCACCGTTACACTGAAGAGAGCCGCTATTAGAGATAGTTTCGTACGCAAGAACAATAAGACCTGCTCCTCCTCCACCCGCTCCAGGAATACCCTGTGCACCGCTAGTAGGACCGCTTCCGCCGTTGGCAGATATCACTCCTGTCGCGCCAATAATGAGGCTATTGCAAAAGATCATAACGAATCCACCGCCACTTCCACCTTGTCCCGTTTCTCCGTTACCAAGGCCGCCGCCTCCTGCTCCCGTGAGTAATATTCCCCAAGAGTAAGCGTAAGCAGGCATGTTGTTAAAGATTGCGAGCTGGGCCGCAGACGGAGCGGGTCCTCCAAGACCTACGCCGTGCGCGCCGCCAGGGTTACCACTGTTTCCTGCACTCCCTGCTCCCGATATGATTGCGTTACCGCTTGCGAAACCCTGATAGCTATCTGATCCAGTGAGAGCAGACGGATTTGCGAATAATTGCGTAAATAGTGCTGAAGAAGGTGTCGCCCATCCAATAACTTCGCCGCCGTTATTTCCAACTGTGTTTACGCCGCCTGTTGCTCCTTGTCCACTCGCGGTAATAGTACCGTTAACCGTTACAGTTCCTGTGCAGTAAAGAATCATTCCATTTACTCCAGATGCTAAGCTAAGAGTAGATCCGTTATTAACGGTTAAGCTAGAATAATTTTTGACGGCGACGTTTCCTTGAGTTCCAAAGTTGTATGTTGAAGCTAATGCAGTATTTGAAGAAATGACAACTGCTCCATCTGCTCCCGTACCGAGAACACTTGTGAAACCAGGAGTACCGCTTGATCCTCCAGGAGTCTGCCAAGTTGCTGCAGTACCTGAAGTAGCCGTAAGAACTTGTCCAGTTGTAGGAGCTGTCGCGGAACTAACGTTGACAACTGTCGTAGCAGAGTTCAGTGCGTTGGCAGTAGCAGCATTACCTGTAATGTTAATCCCAGCTGTACCTGCTGAAATATTAGCTGCGGCAATACTGGATGAAGAAGTTAGTATCGGAGTGAATGTAGAGCCGTCTAGCGAAACTTCCAATGCATTAAGACTTGAATTATAGTAAACCCCTCCTTGCACAGCGCCAGGAGCCATACTATTGGGTTGATATACTACTAAACCATCAACTGTAATATTTTGGTTTATAGTTAAATTAGAAACTGAAAATAATCCACCAACACTTAGGTTATTAACACTCAAGTTGCGACTTGAGTCGAGTACTTGAGTAATTCCAATAGATAAGCTATTAACGCTTACACCTCCACTTCCATTCGTAGTAAAGGAAGTGTCTCCCGCGAATACTCCCGCGTTATTATATTGAATATCTCCAGTTACTCCGCCGGGCGCGCTACTAGAAGCGGGTTGCCAAGTTGCATTTCCAGATGCGTCGGAAGTTAATACGTCGCCAGAAGTTACTCCTGTAGTCACCTGAAGTGTTGAAGTAATTAATCCAGCTGCAGTTAGAGTACCGCTACCATTTGTAGTTATAGTGCCGCTGTCAAGCGAAGTTGATCCATCTACGGCGAGGGCGCCTGTTACCGTAAATGTTGCCGCCGAAGATTGCGCTACAACTGGATTTGGATAAGTACCACTGAGATCTCCGCCAGACGGTCCTGCAGCACTACTAGGAAGTTGCGCGGAAGCGAGAGCGAAATCATAAAGATTTGCGGGCTGTTTTCGGACAGGAGAGGCTGTTACAATTTTGGTAATGGTGTGATCGTTTTCGCTGACCGCCCAGATATTTAGACCATCGAAAGCCATATCAGCTAAGCTACCTCCTACTGCTTCGTAGTAAGTTAGACTATCGTCTGGGCCAATTTTAACAGCGATACGATGAGTACCATCAAAAGAATTAGTCCACAAGTTAGTACCATCATAGCACAGATAATCCGCGTACTGTACAGTATTTGGGGTAACTGTCATCGTACCATCTGGCGCAACCTTAACTAGAGAACTACCCCCACCACTTGTGTAAATTACCCACATATCGATACCATCAAAGACGATAGCGTAAGGAGTTCCTACACCTGGAGATGGATATACTGTAACTCCGCCGTCTGGCGTAACTACCATTATATTGCCAGTAGCGTAATCCGTAACCCACATATTCGTACCATCAAAAGCTAGGTCATACGGTTCGCTAGTAGGTAGCGCATAGGCAGTCATCGAACCGTCAGGCGCCACCTTAGATAGCGTCTGACCTACTACATTAGCCGTCCACATATTAACGCCATCGAAAGCAATACCTACCGGATTTGTTCCAGTACCACTATAAATAGTTGCGGTACCATCTGGTGCAACTTTAGTCACGAATCCTGGGCCGGATCCTCCTACACTGAGAGAAGTGATCCACATATTGACACCGTCGAAAGCAATAGCTTCTGGGCTGGGTTGAAGACCGCTATAAGTAGTTACAACTCCAGTAGGCCCAATCTTATCTATAGTATTGCTACCATAGTTAGCTGTCCACATATTAATACCATCAAAGGCAACTCCTACAGGTGTACCGCTTAACGCGTAAGAAGTCATGGAACCAACTGCCCCTGGAAGAGGATTACCTCCTACTGTGAAAGATCCAGTAGTATTGATATTACCAGAACCATCAGTAGTGATAGCGCCGTTGTCAAGAGAAGCAGTTCCCTTAACAATTAGGTTAGCGTCAATATTTAGAGATCCATTAAGTTCCATTGTTTTACCTGTAAATGATTGTGCCTGTGAACGAAGTTGCCCATGTTACCGTGAAGTTATTTACATCCGTGTGCTGTACGCTGTTTGGAATTTCTAGGTAACCACTGCTGTCTATGACTTGTACAATCGGGTAGAATCCTAAGTTATGTGTTACTGTATAGGTCGTTACAGAAGAAACAGGCACATTTGAATCAGATCCGGATCCAGCAGACTGCCACGATGCATTACCAAAGGAGTCAGAAGTAAGTACTTTACCTGCTGCCTGAGTACCGTCAACAATTTGAACATGCCCGTTAGGTGAACCCGCTCCAGGAGTAAGTGTAATGTTACCGCCATGGGATGAGCCACCTGCTCCAATAGTAATTACTCCTCCGTTGTTACCATTGGAATCACTACCAGCAGTGATACGAACTTCTCCGCCGAGCGCGTTGGAACCCCCTGCGATGGTAACTGATCCACCAGTACCGCCCAGGTCGAATGCAGTGCCGGCCTCTATGCTAACTGTCCCACCGGCAGTACCACCCTGCCCTGCATTAATATCAATGTCACCTCCGCGGTGACCAGTAGGGGCATTATATCCATTGAGAGTTAAGTCGCTGCCCGGAGTAGGAAGGGCATTTAACGACACTAGCGACGCGTTGCCCGCTCCGTCTGTAGTAATTGACCCATCATCGAGAGTAGTAGTTCCATTAACGATAAGATTACCGTCAACTGTAAAGTTTCCAGCAGCGGAAACAACCGTGGGATTTGGGTAAGTACCACTGAGGTCGCCACCAGCAACTGTTCCACCTACAACAGGACCTTGGAAAGATGTACCCGGAAAACTTTCCCACAGAAGATTAGTTCCTCTGTCTGGGAACCACATGTGAGTACCATCGAATGCAATACCACCTGGATCTGCAAAGGGGTAGGATTCTATTAATAAGCCGTTCTGGACAACAGCTACTGTACTGTTAGAAGATATCCAGATATTAGTACCGTCCCAGCCCATATACTGCACGCCAGTGCCTGTGCTAGTAGGGATACCATAATAATTGGTCACCCCACCAGAAGGATCCATTTTAGTTAGAGCGCCTCCTTCATTGGCTATCCACATGAAAAGATTATCGTAAACGATAGCTGTAGGGTAGCCTCCGCCTTCCGTAGGATAAGTATTTAGTAAAACTCCGCTAGTGTTAACTTCTGCGACTGCCCCTGCAGCAAGCAGCGTTACCCATAGATTGGTATTATCGAATGCAATACCTATAGGCTGATCACCGGGGAAAAGATTGAAAGCAGTAAAAGATCCAGAAGGAGTTACTTGAATCAAATTACCGTCGTTACTCGGTACCCACATATTGGTACCATCCCAACAGATAGCCTGAGGAGCAGATGCTCCAATTGAGTAGTTGGAAATTACGCCACCCGACGTTATTATAGAGACGGAGCCGTCGCCTCTATTGGTAGTCCATACATTACTACCGTCAAACGCCATACCTATTGGCTGTGAACCTGTACCTGTATAGGTTGCTGATAACGACCCGTCCGGGGCATATACCGATACAGAGTCGCTAAATAGATTTGCGACCCACATGTTGGTGCCGTCAAATACTATACCAATCGGAAAACTTCCGCTTGTAGGGAAGGAATCAAATGTCCAAGAATCGCTTATAGAACCTGGAACAATAGAAGGAGTAAGTATAGGGCCAGTAAGTACTCCTCCCTCATATAACAGAGAAGGAGGGATACTCGCGGCAGGCTGCCACGAGCCATCACCCGATGCATCAGAAGTTAAGACATAACCAGCAGTAGCTCCAAGAGTTAGTTGTAAACTTGAGAATGACGCGGTACCGAGAGAAACTAGATTTCCAGTTGCCTGATCAATCGTTAGAGTTCCAATGGATGGATTGACTCCGACACCCCAGCGGGTAAATCCGTCGGCTCCTATGTAGAAATTTCCGCTTGGAGCATTCATCGAAACAGCGAACGGTGTAGTACCGCTGTAATATCCTCCAAATTCAAGTTCGGAGCCGTCGTGTAACCAAGGGAAGGCGTTGAGATAACCTACTATTGCTCCTTGCGTCAGGGATGTTTCCAAGATATGAATGCTGGTAGCGTTCCCATCCATCGTTAGGGATGCACCCATATTAACATTGCCAGTACCGTCTGTAATGATAGTTCCGTTATCTAAAGAGGATATACCAACAACGGAAAGTTCACCACCCACACTCACAGAAGCAGCGGCGCCTATATCTGCGGCGGATAAAGTAGTTACCGTTACATTACCTGCACCGTCTGTAGTGAATGAGGTATCTCCTGCAAATGTTCCCGCGTTATTATATTGAATATCGCCAGTTACTCCGCCAGGAGCGCCACCGCCTCCTGCAGAAGAACTTGCCACAATAAAGGATAATGTAGCTCCTGAAACAGGTGCAGTCGCGAAGGTAACAGAGGTAGTAGTAGTCTCAGTATAATCTACCGTCGCTAACATTAAGACGCCATCATTAAATACTAGAAGAGAATTATTACCAAGTACGTAGGAAGGAACAGTGAATACGGTTGTACTGCCGTCTCCTGTCGCTGGAGAGCGGCTATATGTAGCGGAACTAGTAATAGTATGCCATGTAGCCGCAGTAGGGGAGGTAGCCTCGAGAACCTGCCCTACAGTTGGAGTACCTGTGATAACTACGCCTTGGATAGAATTAACAATTGGGTCTGGGTAATTTCCTGCTAAGTCACCACTCGCAGGACCTGTCGGAGATCCGCCTCCTCCGCCCCCAGCTCCTGATAACGTGAGACTGATTTGAAGATCAGTGCCAGTAGATGTAAAGTTCGAAGCCACCCCAAAGTCTATGAGATCCCCTGCAGCAAATGCTACAGTGTGTGTTGTATCAAATATTGCGGTAGAGGTGCCTGCAGGAATCGTAACGGTTAATGTAGTATTTACACCATTCTTTCTTAAGGTTACAGAAACTGAAGAACCACCTGCGGTAGTAGAGGTAGGCAATACGTAGAGATTAGCTGCAGTAGTAGCGAAAGGCACCGCCATCTGTACCTGACTTTCTGTTGTAGACGTTACTTCCCATGTATACGTTATTGCGCCAGTTGTGCTAATTAACGAGAAATTATCACCAGCGGGTCCTCCGCCAATCCCATATAAATTTCCGTCCCCAAAAACGAGATTATTGAAATTTTCTTGATCGTAAGGTACGCTATTAACGAGAGTAATTACCCCAGAAAGGGTTGCACTTACTAGACGTGCCGTAGGATTTGACGCATCCCATATCCAAAGGGTAGAAGAACCATCGAAAGTTATAGAAGAAGCGGTTTGAGTAGGTAGCGGATATGTATTTAAAAGTACACCCGAAAGTGAAATCTTTTGAAGATTATTAACGTTATCTAGCGCCCAAAGATTTCCTCCAGCGTATACGACCTGCCCCGCAAAAAATGAGAATGTATACGTATTCAGTAACACTCCGAGGTTTGAATACTGTACTAAGTTACCGCCATTATCCGTCACCCAGAAAGTAGAACCGTCGTATGTGATAGACAGTGCGGGGTTACTTATAGGGTAAGTCTGAAGTAATGTTCCTGCTGTTGAGTACACATATAAATTACTTTCGCCGTCACTACTCATCCACAGATTAGTGCCATCAAATGTTACTCCCGACATACCTTCGGCGACCGAGAAACTGCTTAGTACACTGCCAGAACTCGTTACATAGGTTGCAGTATCGCTCCCGTTATCTACTAGCCAAAAATTAGTTCCATCAAATACTCCAGCCCATAAGCTAATTGCTCCTGGAACAGTAAAAGTCTGTACCGCAAAAGATACAGGAGTTACTGAAGGGAAAAATACCGGCGCCTGACCCGATCCACCACCTCCGCCTCCGCCTGCTTGCCAAGAAGCAGTATTAGATCCTGCTGAGGTCAGTACGTACCCGACAGGTATAGCTCCTGAAGTACCTGCTACTTCTGTACCTCCGTTAGCTACGCCGAGCTTGAGTAGAGGAGTTACATCTGGCCAGTTCGCGAGAGGAGCAACGAATATCGGAGAAGAAAATACTACGGAGCTAGAGGGACCTGAAGAGTTAGATGTGACAACATAATGAGAACCGGTATACGTAGCAGTTACTGATAAAGTGGGACGTGTGTAGGCGTAATCGACTACAACAGGGAAACCTGCCGCGGTTAGATTGAATGTCAGAACTCCTGTAGAAAAATTGACAGTAAACTGGCCTGCCGCAGGAGTACTAACTGCATAGGAATATCCCGAGATTGTTGGTATATTTACAGGAAGGTGCGCTAGTGTAACGGTGTAAGGGAATGAGGGACTAACGGTTAATGCTTCCGTAGTAGAATCGGTTGTAGTCGCAGATAGCGCAGCATTGATAGCATTCTGTAAGTTAGAAGCTATAGCGGGACCAGTGATAGAAGTTAGCGCGTTGAATGTTACATATGGTAAGTATAAGCCATCAACCGTTACGCCTACCGCAGCAGTTGTAGCAGGAGACAAGCCTGTTAGATTTGTTGAGGGGCTCGCTCCTGATGTAGATGTTCCTGATGTTACAGTTCCATAAGGAATAATCTGTATACCTTGAATCGCTACGACCGTAGCATCTAATATCGATCCGCGTAGATCTCCTCCGACAGCCATGTTACCAAGATACGAAGGAATCCATGCAGCACCGTCGAAAGTAAGAACTTGATTAAAGACGGGAGCTGTAGACGAGACAGGAACGCCTCGCAAACCTACTACTTCGGGGAGCGTAGCTGATCCTCCAAGGTCTCCGAGAAGCTGAATTAAGCCAAGCTCTGTCGCAGACGCTGTGAAGTTAGCAAGGTCGGATAGTTGTATAATACCTGGTAGATTTGCCATTTAGTTTAAAGTCTCCAGCTGAAGTCGTCCTTCTTTATAATTTTTTTAGCCACCAACTGCCTCTTAGTAGCCTTTCTTAAACACATATCATGCACGTAAAATATCTTACCGCGTACGGTTAGTTTGCGTTTCTCTTTGTCAAACGGCTTGTCGCAAAGTTCGCAAACCATAACTTACCTAATAGCTTCCACTCTACGATCACTGCACTTTACGCAAGTTATTTCGTTCTGCAACTCAAACTGTCTAGTCGCTACTCGAGTCCATACCTGCTTTACTGCAAACTTATGATCACACGAATTTATTGGACTCGCTGCTAATTTTTCACGAACTATCCTTTCAAGCGCACCAGTCTCTACCTTTACAAAAAGCTTTCTAAACCATTCTTTAACGTTGCTTATCCATTTCTTCATGGGATCTCCTTATCTTGTCGTTTCCGCACTAGCTGTCGATTCTATTACTGGCACATGTGAACTAGCTACTGGTCTATTAAAGATAGCGGATTCTACCGCGTAATTAATCAAACCGGATAGAAGGAGCAGACCTAGTCCATAAAAAGCAGCCCACTTACCCTTGAGGCTTCTTACCTCTTCGGACAAGCCTGGCTTTCCATTTCCTATAACGATGTGCTCCATCTTCTCTAATCGCTTATTAGTAGCTTCACAATAATTATTTAACGTCACATGTAAATTTTCTTGATTAGTTTTAACTTCCGCAATTAACGAAGTCATTTGCAGCTGCCACTCTCTGTCTGGATCTCTACCCATTTAAATACTCCTTAGAATCCGGGGTCGGTCATATCTACGGGATCGCCGCCTGTACTACCGGGTGTAACCGGCATTGGATACTGAATTCGCGTAGCAGAAACGTGGGCGCTACCAATTACCCATGCTGAAAAAATCGTACCACAAACTCCGCCTGTGGTCATAATAGCTGTATTCATTGTCGACGGATTAGTCAGTACACAGTACCTAACTAATACCAGATATGAGATAGAATATACCCAACACAGTATAGTCCTGTGCTTGTTTAAATCTTTTGTTAGCTTATCGAAGAACCAGCTTATATTTGTTCCGAGCCATCTTATCATTTTCATATTAAATAAAAGTTATAGACACGTACCCAGACGAGCCAGGATTACCCTTAGGAGGAGAAAAACCGGCGTACGAGCACGCGCCTCCCCCGCCTCCTGTTCCTACGACAATAGTAAGTACTTCTCCGTTAGTAACCGAAATTGTGCCACTTACTGCGTCACCTGAAGAACCTCCAGAACCATTGAATAAAACAGGAGCGCCGCCAGACGAGCCTCCGCCCGCTACTAGCGTAAGTCCTGATGCAGAACTAGTTCCGGCAGAGCCTCCAACACCTCCGACGAAAGGTCCTGGAAAACCAGAATTACCCGGACCATTTCCTCCTTGACCTCCGGCGCCAACTGCTGCTATCGCTATAGTAGTACTACTATGTGAAAGAGTAGTGTTAGTTCCCGCAGTTCCTGGAGGATCACCATAACCATAAGTTCCCGTAGATCCCGCGGTAAATCCACCTCCACCTCCACCGCAATATCCTCCTTCTTCATTCAAAGGATCTCCGCTTCCTCCGGCGCCTCCGCCGGGACCGTGTAGGAGGATAGTCGCTTGCGTATGGCCAGAAGGTACTGTTAAAGAATAACTCCCCGGCGTTGAGTATATATTAGGAAGTAAGCCTTTGTACGCATCTATAACGAGATGACCAATACGCATATTAGAAATTTAATCCACCAATGAATCCGAAGTAGCTCGATCCATTATAAAAGAAAGATATAACATCTGTCTTACTTTCGGTCGTTGTAAGTGTCGGAGCAGTACCGCCGGGCCATCTTATAGTATTCGCCCAAGCAACCGTATTTGATCCGGAACCGCCTTGAGTTAAGAAGAATGTTAGAGTCTGTCCAGCTACCGCACCAGAAAAAGTAATAGTGGTGCTCGTAGTTAAATCGAGATTAACGATTGCGCCTGACGCCCAGCTGACAGTATAACTTCCACTGCCTGGGGTTAAGTTATCAATCGTGTCTGTAAACTGACCGCCGAGGACTGCTCCCGTAATATTTGCAGAGCCTCCTCCAACTTGACCAGATACGGAAAGAGATGTACCGCTTACGACTCCAGCGCCACTGATGCCTCCAACGGCAGAGAAGGTCGTTACTCCTCCAGCACATACAACAAGACCACCTGTACCTGTAGAAGGATTAGGGTTAATGTAGACTGCGCCGGTTCCTCCATACGTTTGAAGAACCATAATCCCGTTCGTGGAAGCTGTAGCACCTATACCTGGGATTTGATCTCCCGCAGTTGTCCACGTATAGAAATCGCCGCTAGGAATGGATATTGCGCCCGACAACGATCCTCCTGTCAGAGGCAAGTCCAAGGAGGCACTACCTGTAATATTAATGGTAGGAGTAGAAGTCCACGTGGCATCGTTAGCATCTGTGGTAGCCAAAACTTGGTTAGCTGAAGGAGGAGTAGCGTTTGTTAAAACTCCAGGCACATTGGTCGCTGCTCCAGTCAAAGCACCTACCTTTGATTCAGATGGAACTCCGTCACTTGGGTCGTAATAGTATACAAATGGCATAGTTTATATTGTGCTAGTTAAAATCCATATTGTTACGCTCCCAGCTGTAGCAGCACTAACTGCAGCACCTGTAGCAACCGCGGTAGCATAAATAACATTAGCCGAACTGAAATCTTCTATAAAGAGACACTGAGAAGTTTGTGCGGCTTGAGATCCGACTGTCTGGAAAACATTGAATGCGCTAGCATATTTATTAACTGAATAAATAGGTCCTACACTAATCGTATAGCCTGTCAAGCCGCCACCGGTAAATGCTGTAGAATGTTTAATTACAACGGCGTGTACCATTTCCTGGGCAGCTAAAGTAAATATTGATGCGCTTGGGGCGCCTGTTGTAAAAGAAGTATAAGGTAAAGTGTATGACGTCCAAGAAAGAGACGCACCACCACCACTAGGTGTCTGCCAATCCGCTGCGGTCGTAGAGGTTGCTGTAAGGACTTGGCCCGAAGAAGGAGTTCCTGTAACAGTAATTCCTCCTACCTCTGTTGCACTCCCCGTTAGTGCGCCTGTAAACGTAGTAGCAGAAATAGTCGTACCACTAAAATTATTAGTAGTAGTAATACTCGCGCCGCCTGGAGCTGTAAGAACTAAATTCTGTCCTGCACCTGTCTGGGTAACCCCAGTACCTACTATTCTTGTTACGCCTGTGCCTCCAGAATCTGATTGAATAGGTCCTGAAGCTAAAATTGACCCGCCCGTAACAATATTAGTACCGATACTAGAAGAGTATCCATAGCCTGCGTACAGGACGCCCGTAGTTTGGAGATCTCCGGAGCCGTCTGTAGTTATAGCCCCGTTATCTAAACTAGTAGTTCCTGAAACTGAGAGGTTACCGCTACCATCAATAGATGCTACCTGAGTAGGCGTTGCTCCTGCACCTGAAAATATTGCAATACCACCCGTACCCGTATAAGGATCTGAATTAATTCGAACTGCATTTGCTCCGCCGTATGCACTTAAGTTGAGTGCAGGTAGCGATGGATTAGTAGCTTCTATCGAGTTAGTCGTTAGTAACAAATCAGGTAATGTTAAATTTGTACCGGTAATCGATACACCAGAAGCGTTCGAAAGAGTAGTTATATTCGGTTGAGTTGCAGCAGCAGTCGCCACAACTGAGCCTGACCCTGACGCAGTGACATCACCAGTCAGTGCGCTTATGCCTCCTGCCGAAGGACTTACCCAGCTAGCTAAAGTACCAGATGATGCGGTCAATACCTGACCGCTAGTAGGAGCGGTAGCTCCAGATACAACTACTGTAGTGGAAGATGTTGCTAGACCATCTGCGGTAGTAGCAACAGCTGCTGTCGCTGCGCTACCTGTTGTGTTCTGATTCAGAGTAGGTATGTCACTTGCGACCAACGCTCTGAATGACGGCGCCCCTGATCCAGAAGAGGGACCAATAAACGCAAAGCTCTGGGAGGTAAAAGCAGTGCCTGTACCTCCATCGGAGATCGTGACAGGCGTCGTTAAACTAAACTGCACTCCTACTAAAGTTAATCCTGTTCCAGCAGTATAAGATCCTGGACCTGAAAACTGAACGAAATCAAGATCGGTAACACCTACGTTTATAGGTCCTACGGTTGTCTGAACCCACGCAGACGTCGCATTGATAGTTCCAGACTCAATGAATACCGCATCGCCCGCATTGATAGTAGCAGTACTATCATAATCTATAGCTCTAGTTAAAACAAGTTGTACTCCTGGAGCTCCCGCTGTCGTAACCGTATAAATACCATTATACGGCTGGTTACCACCTACTTCATTCTTAACGAGAAGTCGGTCGGTCAAAGCTAAAACTGTTCCGTCAATAGTGACTGCGCCAGTAGCTGTAGCAGTAATCGTAGCACCTACACCGCTGGATCCATTGAGATAGCTGTAGGCAGGGAGGGTTGTAGTGGTGGCTAGAAGACACGCTTCTTTCCAATATAGACCCGCTATAGCGCTGTCTACGTAATTCTTAGTTGCCGCTCCTTGGGCCGAAGACGGATCTGCTAAATTGATAATTTGGTTACTTCCCATATTAAGGGAAGACGCCTGAGTACCTAAAGATGTAAGCGAAGAAGTTACTACGTTAGAAGCTAAAGTAGTTCCAGTTAACGTATTCGCTGCGACCGACGACGCAGATGCCGCAGTCCCTGTGATGCTGATATTTGCAGTACCTGCTGCAATATTTGCCGGCGTTAAATTAGTTAGCGCTGAGCCATCGCCACTAAACGTAGTACCTGCTAAGGCACCTGTCAGTGTTCCTCCTGTTAGAGGTAAGTCCAACGACGCACTACCTGTTACATTTCCCGTTAGGTTGCCGAAGAAGGTTGGAGCAGTAAGGTTTCCTGTTAGTGTACCGCCCGTCAAAGGTAAATCGAGGCTAGCTCCCCCAATCAATGCTCCTGTGAAGGTCGTCGCAGTAATAGAAGTGCCCGTTAATAATCCTGTTAGTGTACCTCCTGTCAAAGACAAGTCTAAGCTAGCGTGACCTGTGAGCGGCCCGATAAATGAGGGAGCAGTGACGACACCTAGGGTTGATACAACAAACTGCCCCAGGGAGCCTATAGTTAAAGAACCTACGGCTGTGATGTCGCCAAAATTATCTGCTGTGTACTTTGTTCCCATTAGTTAATACCAAATATTGACTAAACCGTTTGCGCCGTTACCACCTGCACCACCATTACCGCCAACGCCTCCGGTGTTTGCGCCACCACCGCCACCACCTCCACCACCGCCACCACAGCCAACTTGTGTTGCGTTAGTTCCAGCAGTTCCGTTTCCAGAATTAATCGCTCCAGCAGCTCCTGCGTTGCCTCCTCCGGATGACTGCGGATAACATAACGCACCCTTACTACCAGCGCCTCCAGCTCCTGCGGGAGTAGAAAGATTATTATTTACATAGGTAGAACCAGTCCCATTACTGCTAGCAATCTCTGCTTCACCAGGTGTATCGATTATGCCGCTACCAACACCACCAGGTAATCCGTAGAAGGCGGTACCTCCGACGTTACCCTCGCTATTACTACCTCCATACCCTACAGTGTTCGCCAAAGAGTAGGGAGCTTCGCAACCAACGCCACCCGTTGAATTTATAGTTCCGAAAGAAGTTGTGCCACCTAGACCGCCACTTCCCGGAGTACCTCCGAGCGCTCCAGTTGTACCTCCGGTGCCGCCAACGCCTCCAGCTCCACCAGTGCCGCCTGTCCCAACTGTAACGGTAATGACTGTGCCCGCGGTAGTGACAAGAATATCACGAGTGTAGCCTCCGCCGGAACCTCCACAACCGCCTGCTCCTCCCCCTCCTGCAAAGTTTTGTGAAAAAGCTGTAGTCCCTCCGCCTCCGCCTCCTCCGCCGTTACCTCCGCCACCTGCGCCATAACATTCAACAAGAATATTAGTTACGCCGTAAGGGACAGTAAACGTAGTACTAGACGAAAAAGAAACTTTATTTGACCAAGGACTTACCGAATAGACCGCTTCATTGACTGTGTTTGACCAAGTAGGCGCTCCCGTTCCTGCAGAGGTAAGAACTTGTCCAGAAGTTCCAACCGCAGTGTTACCTGTCGTAGTTGCGCTAGTCTGGTAGACAACTTCCCCTGCTGACGAGCCTGCAAGAGAAAGATTTGTTGCTGTCCCTGCTGAAGGAGTCTGCCAGGCAGCGGCGGTACCGCTAGTAGCAGTCAATACTTGCCCAGTAGTCGGAGGAGTAGATGTTTGAGTAAGGTAGACTGGATGTACAGTAGTAGACATAGATTACCCTTAAATGTTACCGGAAGTAGTTCCCGTGTATGAGCTAAAGCCCATGTTACCGATACATGTACCGGTAGATGAGAAGCCTCCCGTACTGAAGAAAATCCCTCCTGCTGACGTAGAAGTAGAGATATTACCCATAACGGTTACTTTCGAGGATGCTGATAGAAGAATTGCGTAGGTCGTAGTTCCCGATGTATACGAAATAATATTATTAGCAATACAACAGATGGCTCCTGCCGTTTCAATTATATATTGTATATTAGCCGCCATCGAAATATAATTACCAGTTACTGCTTGGTTACCGCCGTTATAAAGCGCCTCGGCGCAAGCCTTCGTTACAATGATAGTATTACCTGAGAATACTCCACCTGTATTCGCAATAGAAACAGCTGCCTCAGCGGTTGTATTACCGTTTATTAAGAAGTCGCAGCCTTGAATTACTTCAAAACCCCATAACATCCATGGAGTTGTATTACCACTTGCATTATTAGTAAACTTACAATTGGTAACTATACCATTATACGTGCTGCCTACTAAGTATATATCGCTCGTATTGACGCCGGGCCTAGATGCAAAACCTCCATCAATAGTTAAATCTCGCATGGAGAAGTAATTAATTGGACCAGACTGAGTTAGGACACTAGCATTACCTACACTAGACTGCGCCTGAAGAATCGTAACATCTTTACCCTGTCCCTGAAAAGTTACTCCAGGATTAGTAATTGTTATGGTGGAAGTTATCCAGTAAGTTCCTTCTCTGAATACTATAACCCCGCCTGCCGATCCTAAAGTGGTAAGCGCCGCGTTTATTGCAGTAGTATCTGCAGAGCTACCTGTAGGAGCAGCCATCACTACTTTAGCATATCCTCCACCACCGCCCGAAATAGTAGTCCATGTGGGAGTACCCGCTCCTGCTGAAGTTAAAACTTGTCCTGTCGTACCGACTGCGGTAAAGCCAGTAGTACCTACTCCTGTCTGGTAAGGAACTTCTCCCGCAGCTCCTCCGCTAAGGCTGCTAGCTGCACCGGCGGTAGTCCAAGTTGGCGTCCCTGTTCCTGCTGAAGTTAAATATTGACCGGTTGTTCCTACGGCAGTGAAGCTTGTAGTACCTGAACCAGTTTGGAAAAGTACTTCGCCAGCGGAGCCTCCTGCAATACCTCCAACGGCCGATGTACTCGCTACTACGAATGATAGTATGGCACCTGTCGGAGGCGCTGTCGCAAACGTAATAGAAGTAGTACTAGTCTCCGTATAATCTACGGTAGGCTTGGCTAAGATACCATCCTGATATACTAAGAGAGAATTATTTCCTAGTACATAAGTAGGAACCGTAAAGACGGTAGTAGAACTATCTCCAGTTCCGTACGATCGAGAATAGGACCCACCTCCGCCGCCGGTAGAGTTGATAGTAACGTTCCCAGTGCCGCCTAGAGGCGAAATGGTTATATTAGTACCAGCTATAATGCTAGTAACTCCTCCAGGAGAAGGCGTTGTCCATGTAGGAGCGCCGCCACCAGAAGAAGTTAATACTTGCCCAGAACTTCCCGCGCCAGATGTAAACGCGGTAGTACTCGCGCCAGTCTGATAAGGAACTTCTCCTGCGGTACCTCCCGCAAGACTTGTACTAGACCCACTAAGCGTACCATTAAATGTTCCACCATTAAAGGTGGTAGCATCAATAGTCGTACCGGTTAGTAAACCAGAAAGAGTACCACCTGTCAACGCCAAGTCCAACGACGCATGACCTGTTAACGCTCCAATAAATGTAGGAGCGTTAACATTGCCGCCGAAGAGACCAGTAGTTCCAATTACTAACGTTCCATCAGCTGAAATGTTTCCAACGGTAGCAAAATTGCCAACTGTAGTTACGGTTAACGCGGGGCTCGAACTGAAAGAGCCTATCGCTAGGGAACCCAGAGCAGTAAGGTTTCCTATGATAGAAAGGTCACCGATATTGTCCGCAGTATACTTTGTTCCCATTATCTACCGTTCTTGATCTCGCGAAGACGATTTTTTGCGTTGTGGACCAGCTGAGGATAGTTAGACTTTGTCGCGACTAGTTCTAATAACGCTATGTCCTCAGTATCTTTAATAGTCTTCAGCTTTTGGAAATAGCGCAAGGCATTGAACTTGTCTAACGTAACCGTTGCATTGACTGCAGCAACCTTCACATCTACTTCGGAGATCGCAAGACCGTTAAGTTTGCGCGATTGTTCAACAGAAATAACCTCTGTTGACACAGTCTTCTCTTCCGTTGGAAAGCCGATAGAACTAGTAGGACCAGTCGCCGCGTATATTTGCTTCTCAGGGCGACCTTGTGCTGCCGCTTCTGTAATGGCGCGTACGACCGCGGGCTTCGCGGCCTCTACTGGCTTAACAGGCTCTCTTTTCTCAACTGGGATGGAAGGATTTTCAACGACAACCCATCCCATCTCAATGAATCGAGCAAGAGCTCCTGCCATACGCGATCTCTTTAAGTCCTCAAAATCTAATAGTTCAGTAAGAATGTACTCACCGTAACGAAGGGATATCTTACGATTATATGTAGGGTTTGTCGCTTTAATTACGAGGTCGCTTATCGTGATGCCATCTGATCCTTTGAACGTACAACGATACTTTTCTTTTCTTAGCGTTTCATTATCCATGAAGACTCCTAACGAGTGAATTATCGGAGGGGAAAGTGCTCAAGCCGAGGAGGGAGAGAACGATGGCGAGCAAGAATACTAGTTGCAGGGCTACATCGTTAACTTCCAGCTAGACTTAACGTTTCGTCCCTGAGAATGAAAACATCACTGGCGAGACGGCCTTTCGGCCGCCCCGCCAGCTCTGTTTTTGTGTAGAACGTCGCTTAGCTGACTTGAATCTGACAGATTCCCTTGGCGTAACGGATTACGAAGCCAACGTCTTCCCAGATTGCGAATACGTCAGCGAACTTGTTGCTATCCTTAAGTGTCTCGACGGAGACGTCAGTACGAACCGCCATGACTCCAAGATAGTCAGCAGGAGCAAGGACATATACCTGACTCGTAGGAACGATAATGTCCTCTAAGACTTCTACGCCCCAAATGCTTCCGACGCGACCAGCCTTAAGGGCCTGATCCTGGAAGTTCGGCGCGAAGATTCCTGCGCCACCAGATCCGGAGACGCTGGTGTTGAATAACATCAAGTCCTTACCGCGGAACGGATGCATAAAGATCTTGTTAGCGACCAAGAGCTTACCGCGAAGGTCTACAATACCCTCAACCAATGACTCCTGCAGAAGGCGACCGGCACCAACTGAAGTGGTCACGACTGTTGCATTGTTGTTAGCCGCAGTTGTAACTCCAGCTGCACCAAGCTCATAGGCGATTAACGACTCGACCTGAGGCTGGTTAGTTAGAGTTGCTGCGTACTGAAGAAGCGCGAAGCCGCGTGCATCTTCCTGGAACTGAATGGAAGCCTTACCTCTTTCCTGCGCACGGTTAAGCACGTCGAACTTACGGAAGTTAGACTCGTTCCAACGTACCATAGGACGAACGGTAATTGGAGACGTTTCAATACGAATACGGTCTGATCTAACTTCTAGCTGTTCGGGCAAACCTTCGACAGAAATACTAGCTGCCGGTACGTCAAGATCTGCGTCGAATACGGCCTCTTCACCAAGAGCTAACTTGTACGTCTGGTAGATCTGGCGAATACGACCCTCAAACAAAAGATCACGCTTCAGAGGTGAAAGCATCTGTTGCGCAATTTTCTGTAGGCCACCCGGGCTGTTCATCAAACGGCTGAGGCGATCCTCAACCTGAGATGAAGTTAAGTTAATACCATAGACCTGCTCATCTGCAGGAGTTACTTTAGATTCCATGTTCATTGTCTCCTTTTAGATGCTTAGCTTGATCTGCAGTACCATATCTGCAGCGCTGCCGGCATTCGTTACGGAAATGCATGAGCCGATTGGGGCAGAGTTACCAGCGGCAACGGCAGTAACTAAACCAGTATTGACCTGTGCATACACGTAGTTATTTGATACGAAGGTGTCACCGATAACGAAAGGGTTACCACCACTTGGGGAAAGAGGCGCAAGTTCGCCTTGGTCGTTGAAAAGCTCAAACGAACCACCGTTCTGGAATACGCTGATAAGACCACCACGATCGAAATTGGTATAGTCGTAACCAACACCTACCGTAAGTCCGCCAGGCCCCTGGAGCGGCTGTTGTACATTGCTTTCT